AAAAATTTTTCTAAAAAATTTTTCTAAAAAATTTTTCTAAAAAATTTTTCTAAAAAATTTTTCTAAAAAATTTTTCTAAAAAATTTTTCTAAAAAATTTTTCTAAAAAATTTTTCTAAAAAATTTTTTCTGGACGCGGGGGTTAGTGGGGGACCCAGGCGCTTTCCGCCGGATTTCATCTCGACACGCCCGAAAAAACCCTCCCACCTATGTTAACATAACCACACCTATTGGTTAGTGTATGTTAACCTTCGTTGTTAGTGTGCTCTTACCTTGTAAGTTAGTGGGTATATACTAACAAGTCATAAGGTCAAAAAAATAGCCCATATTTCTATGGGCTATTTTTCTTTCTTAATTAGTAAAGTCAAGAGGTTGTGGCTTAGACGGATTCATATCACCTTGATACGAATTATTATATTTGGCATGATTCTTGCCTTGTTTCGTCTGGTCTAAACATAGAAAATTTCTATGGTAGATAGGTCCATTTTCTTCATAGTAATTAGGATATTTTATATCTGGTTTTTTCTTGTTCTGATATTGAGCATATCGGCTATCGTATAGAAAAGTAATTTTCAAGCTATCAATTTTAGCCCAGACTTTTCTTAGTATTCTAAGAACTTGCGTTTTATGGTTATAGCCGAAATTTAAGGCTATTTCTTCTAACGTATAGCCCATATTATAGTGCTCGAATATCACTGCTTCTCGCGCCTCTAAAATAGATAGGATAGCATTTTTGGCAAGTATGACTTCACCAGTATCAAGGCATATTTCATCCTTGAACTTTTCGTCGCTTAACTCAATTCGCTTTTCATAGTGCCGTCTTGCGTCGATACTTTTCTCGAATACAAGACGTTTAAAAATAGCCGTTAAATTGGCATTATCGCCATAGTCGGAAACCAGCATTTCAGCGATAGCGTCATGCATAGCGTCTTGATATGAAAGATTTTCTGTTGACTTGATTTTTCCATACTTACGGAAAAATTTTTCATACACCTGAATTTTTTCTTCTTTCGTTTTCATTGGCTTTTCTCCTATAGGTTAGAGTTAGGTGCAAAACTAGAATCAAACTATCACCTTTAAAGAACCAAGTCAAGCGAAAAAGTTACAAGAAATAAAAATATTTTTTTTGTAACTTTCAGCCATAGTTAAACGCATATGTTTTGAAAGCGAAAAAGTTATTCGCTTTTATAGACGAAAGTCAACCTAAAAAATTGACTATGGTCTATAGCACAATCGGCCCGGTATTAAAAATCGGCCGCCGTAGGGATACGGTTAGGTTGGCGGTTTAAAACTGAAAAACCGTTAGATAATAATGCTGGATACTATCCCTCTTGACCCCGATGCATTATTATCGAAGTCCCGTCTATATCCTGAGTCGCCAGAATCGGAGGTTTCTATGTTTCAAAAAATCCGATGGATACTCGGAGAGAATGTCAAACGCAATGATGTTATGTATGTAACCATTGATGGTATCGCGTTTACGTTGAACGGTATCGAAGCAATGATTCATAACCTTCGACGCCGCAATGAGGAACTTGAGCTATCACTCAAGATAGCTCAGAACGCCTACCTTCGAGCTTCTGGTCATACCTTCAAAAAAATCGCCATCTCATAATGATTTTAAAATCATTCCGGCGACTCAGAATATAGACGGGATCGATTTTGGCACCCAATAGATGGCCTCTCCAAAATGATTCTTAACATCTATCAAATTGGAGGTTCCACAATGAAAGAGTATACATCAGCACTCCTTCCGATGAAGGCCATCTACATGGGGCGGAACGTCAGACTTCCGGCCTTGATGAAAATCGCGGAACTGGCGGCTGATATCGCGGAGAATGGCTTACTCACCCCGATTTTGGTCTATGAAGTGAAACCGAGGGGTTTCGAAGTCATTCAAGGCCATCGGCGGCTGCACTCCATTCAATCGTTGGCGGAGGAAGCCTTCGAGAAGCACTTCTCAAGAGGAATTCCGGTGACTGTCGTAACCGGCGTTACCTATGACGAGGCGCAGTTGATGAAGGTCGATCATGGCAACGAAGTCGGCCTCTCCGATCCGATGGAAATCCAACTTTGCGGGAATATCCTCTTCTCGCAGGGCAAATCGGAAAAGGAAGCAGTTATTCGCCTGGCGGCTCTGATGGATAGAATTAAGCCCATGAAGAGCGAGAAGCTGAAGAAGTACCAGACAATGCTGGCCGACGCCAAGCTGCTCACCATCAAGGGAATGACCGAGGAAGCAAAGGCCAAGCTGAAGGATGCCGAGGATTTCCTGTTCAACTACCGGCGCGGGTATATCCAGAACATTCACAATGCCTGGAGATGCCCCACGGTGGTCATGGCGGCCTTGTACCTGAAAGCAACTGGCACGGCTCCTGAGAAGGGAACGGATTTCTTCACCGAGCAGAAGCTGCCCAAGGGGATTACTTACCAGCACGTCACGTCTCTTTGGAAGGCTTTTGAGAAGGATCTCACCCACAAGGATGAGACTGGGAAGCTGAAGTACAACAAGACGCTGCCCGGTCCAGACTTTACCGCCAAGTGGAATGAGATCTGCACGGAGCTGAACAAAGCGGCCGAAGATTCCGAGAGCGGAGGAACTCGCGCCAAGGCGATGTCGGCCGGTGACATGGAGAAGGAGTTGACGGAAGGAAAATGGCAGTCAAACGGCTTCCAGATGCTCACCCGCCATCACCGGAAAGAAGAAGGCGTTGATACGGCCCGCCTCATGGCTCTGGACAAACTGGCCTTCCTGGCCGAGCTGTTGTCCGAGCGCGCTCCGAAAGAATGGGCCGACGCCGTGGAACTGGCCGAGGGCATCATCAAGATCCAGACCGAAGCCCAGACGCAAGCGGTTAGAGTGGAAGCTCCTGCAAGGGCTTCCGGTGGCAAGAAGAAATAAGCAGTTGATTCGGTAAATCAACCGGAGAGGCCATCTCTTGGGTGCCAAGATCCAGAACGGAGAGCCTATGGCAAATAGCATCGAAGTCTGCATCAAAACCTTTCTCGATGCCGAGAAGAAGGCAAAGATTGCAAACGATGAAGCCAAACGTGCCTTAAGAGACTTGATGGAAGTTGCGATTGATTATAGAGCAATTGGATTGCTCCAGCTCAATCTTCCTGCTATCCGTCATCTTGAGAGGGACTTGTGGAGATTGTCCCAGGCTTCACAATAGTAATGTTTCTTATCACGATAGTCGGGATGTTCCTATAAAAATCGGATCTTGGCACCTGTTATTTATAGCTTTTTAAAAAATAGCAGGACTGCGACCCCACGACTCCAGCAGTACTGCGCCCAAAAAATACCTCTTGATTCTCAAATCAAACCTCCAGCGGCGGGCGTCGAGGGGTGCGCCGCTTTTGGCTTCTTATAATGCGCCAGAATCGGGGCTGCGATTTTTAAACTACCTTTTGAAAAATTAATAAGGCGCGAGAGTGTGGCTGTGGGAAAAGAAAAACAGTTCTTTTAAACGAGATCTCCAGAATCAACATACCAGAATCAAAATCAAAGAGATAGAACAGTAACATTTATTCAAAATGACAAAAAGTGTCTCACTAATATGAGACACCTTTTGCCAAAAAAGAGAAAAAACTCAACAAATTGATGCAGGTTTTTCGCCAATGTCTCACATTACTGGTCAATTTGAGACAATCTAACTTTCCTAATAATATCAGCAAGTTACCATTTTCTTACTAACTATTATAAAATTATCTAATCTAATCTAATCTAATCTAATAAAAATATATATAGAGAATATAAATCCAGATAGTCTCAGAATCGGGTTTCCTAAGAATATCAGCGACTTAGCTATCTGGCAAGAAATTGCACGATAGAAAAATTTTCGGCGAAAACCTAAATCAATTTTTCGACTTTTTCCAAAAACTCGTCTAAAATTACTCAAATTTTTAATTAGAAAAATTTAGAATCTAACAACCCAAACCTCCATCCACCCGGTTTTTTCCGGATCAAAAATGCCCTTCGGCACTTTTGTCCGAAAGATTTCCACAATCTCAGAAATGCCAAGAGCCTTTTTTGCAAAATTCTCGACATTCTCAGGCTTGGCGCTCGCCTTCATCCGAATGTATAGTTGCCGGTCATTTGCGTCGATGCGTTGAACCCACTTTTCCATCGTAAACACGCTCCTTGACAATCCCTCTGGTCTTGTCGTAGGTGTATTTTTCAACTACTGTCCCCTTGCTGTAGACCCTCACCTTCTCGACTCCCGACGATCCCATTCTATAATATTCCTGTTGAGCCGGCACCTCCCGTTTAACCTTAACTCGAATCGTTTCCGCGTAAAGACCTCCCGAAACTCCAATGCTGATTCCCAAAATCAAGAAAAAGATCTTCATAAAACCTCCAGCAATGCCGAATGCTTGTAGAGATTATCGAGAGCCTGTTGTTTCAGACTGTCTAAAACAACCCCCGATTTACAGGCTTCCCAAATAGACTGTATTCTTTTCCACAGGCCTATCTGAAATCCCTCAGAAATAGTGTTTCGATGAGACGCCACTCTTATTACTGGAAACTGTCCTCCTCCCCTACAGCAAAGTTGGTGAACGGTTGTTAGAAATTCAGAGCCGACAGGGGTCCCAAGTATCCAAGAGTAAATGCTTAGTTGCGTCGCCCATGATTTATCAACATCTTCTAAAGGAAACGAAGAGACCATCAGCCCGTACCTCATTTTGGGCATCACGTCTTTATGGAAGCCCCGACGCTCGCCAGCATCATAAAGCTCCATGTACCCTTTTCGAGGAGAGGTAGTCTTAGAAGACATATACCCATTGACTTTCCAATCATGAACGATCTTACACCCCGCCCGATTCTTGTAAAAAATATCAGGCTTTCCTAAAAGTACGACCCCGGCTTCCTCCTTTGTGTGCGCCACGCGATTCTCGATTTGAAACTCAAAACGAGGCGTATCTTCCGCTCCTTGTAAGTCAAGCAAGAGATCTGCCAATGCCCCGGATTTCCGGTAGCACTCAAAAGCCCAGGCTCCATTTTGCATCGCCCAGTCTCTATTATGGCTCTCTACTTGATTTTCGAAAATCTCAACAAAGTCGAAACCGCGTAAGCTACCAAATAGAGAGCGCGTTAAAAAGCTCTTGACATAGGCATCAAAAGCAGCTCCAATAGCCATTGCTTGAGTTTGAGGAGTCCGAGGCGGACGAAAATCTGCAAGATACTGTAAATAAAATGCTTCTCGATCATCCTCCCATAACATAATTGCTGTGGGTGACAGGTAACGAATTTCCTTCATTTTATTCTCCTCCGAAGAATTTCAAGTTGTTCCTCCGCTTCCCCTATTCCTTTCTTTATCTGCTTCTTCAAGATTCCGAGTTCCGACTCTTCAATTTGTCGATTTACAGAATCAAGACGAGCAAGCAGGTTCATAATATGTTGCCAATGAGACTTTAGTTCTGCTGCCCCTATATGCCCTTTGCAGATGTAACTCCCAGGCTCCAGATAGATCTCTGCTTCCTCACTTCCACAAAGAGCGCACAAAAAAGAAGTTTTTAGTTTGTCGATTTTTTGTTCGTTGTCCATCCAAGGTCTCCCGAATCTTATATTTCTTTAAGTGTTCGATAATTTCAAACCATTGTGTGTTGATTTCGATAATCAGTTTTTCTACCTTCCGTAGCTTCACCCCCATTCCCTGGAGAACTGCATATTCTCCATAGTCAACATCAATTTTTATATAGTCTGGACCAGCAAGAGGAATATGGTCCCCTCGATAAACGAGCACTTTACCTTGTCCGGTCCCGACTACACCCCCGCTTCTCCCTGCTTCATTCTGGTGAGTAAATGCCTGTATTTCTGTTCGCTCCCCTAAAGCTACTGATAAACACTCAACCTGTTCTTCCATATTATTGATTTTAACATTATAGCAAAGAGCTTCATAATTCTTGAGATCAGGTTCAAAAGCTACAACTTTCACACCCCGTAACGCTGCATATATCGAATAAATGCCGATATTTGCACCAACGTCCCAGAAAATTTTCTTGGGCTTCAGGCTGTTTAGCCACGCGATTGTTTCGGGTTCTTTTGTGTAGAGAGTTTCAAGCCTCCACCGCTCCCATTCATTTGATGTCCGAATCTTCATTCAATTCGGCTCCTTCCATCGTTCCCCAAATGGGATTACGTTACTTGCTAAAATAGCACAAACTCGTCCATCACTCTCCCACTGAATTCGATACCACTTTTTTCCTGATAACTCAAATTCTCCTACTACCCTCCCGCGTTCATTAACAGTTTCATAATCATAAATACCACAGCTCCGACAAAAGGCTGCTTTTTTTACTACAACCATCCCTACCTCCTTTGGCATTTAGAAATCACACCCCTTTTCAATCTTATCAGCACAAGAGTTGCAGTAAGCATAATCGGGACGGATTTTCACAATCCTACCACACCCCTGACACTTTTTTCGAACAGACTCGCGCTGTACTTTATGATAAAAGTCTTGCATATCAGGGTCGTCCATCCCTTCCCAATGGCCAAAATTATCATCATAGTAGGTAGGCATTAGTCACACACCCATTCCATAATTTCTGCATATTTCCCAGTTCCACGTTGACGGCATCCACCACCTGTTCTCATTTGAACTTCAATAACAAGTTGATATCCAACATCTTCAGGATAAGTATAATACCAGTAAATATGATCCCTCATTTTGGCTGGATACTCTGTTTCTTTTAATCCTTCTTCTTCATAAAGGATTTCGTCAATCAAAATTAGAGCTTCTCGAAGAGGATGTTTTCCTTCATCCGATCTTAAAGAAACAGTAACATGGGTCGCGCCAGCATGATAGCTAATATGAGCAGTCCCAGACTCAAACTCCTCATATTTTTTAGCAACTAAGGTTGCCAGATTATAGAGCCTTCCAATACCAATAAGAGCCTGTCTCTCCTCTCGATGACTCTCTAAAATTCTTTTTTGAAGTTCAGCGTAATCTGGATTTCTCATTTTTCTTTCCTCCAAGAAGAAATAGAATCAATCCAATGAATAAAGCTTGAGAAGCAAGTAGTGGGTAGCTGTACCAAGCATCAATGATAGATAAATCAAGGTAATGGTAAAGGGCTGTCACCCCCCAAAAATTTAAGGTAAAAACTATCCCACCAATCAATAATTTTTCTACCATACCCCACCTATTTAAGGATAAGTTTTAAAGCCTTTGCCCGAAGTTTCTCTACTCTCACTTCTAATTTGGAGATTCGAGCAGCCAATGCCTTGTACTTAAGGATTTGACTCTCAGTTAATATTGGCTTTTTCTCATTCATAATATTTTGGATCTCCTCTAATGTGTAGACCTTTACCTTGCCTCGGGTTTCTGCTCTTGGTCTAAATCGAACAGGAACCCGCCGGACACTTTTTGAAATAGTACTTTCTTTTACAATCTCTTTAATGTCCGGGTCATGAGTCTCTAAAGGCAAACCGTTTAAGGTTACACCTTTAATCATTTTCTCTTCCTCCTAAAAGAAGTTCAAGATTGTTGGAATCATTACACGTTGTCCACATCCATCACACTTAAATTTGCCATGAGCATCATACTCCAGTGTCCTTGGTTCATTGCAACTTGGACACGCAATTGTTCGACATCCATTCGTCATGGCTTCTTCAAAATACTCGACAGTTGCCTCCTCAATGCCGAGGGCTATAGGTTTCTTGTAGTTTCGATTTGAAGGAGTTCTTTTAATAAATTTTGTTCCAAGATACGTTGAAAACTCTCCTTTCTTTAGGCATTCTCCACAAACAAATGCCCAACGTCCAGAGTTAGCTAAAGGAACATCATAGGATGCCTCTTTTCCACAAAAATTACAATCTGGACACTCTTTCACAAAAAGTTCTTTCATATCACCTCCTTTCGTGGATGTTCTATTGAGCACAGAATCTGAATTCTGTGCTCTAACAACATCCACCCTGAAATAGGAAGTCGTTAATTTTCCGATTTTGAAAATCGGCGGTGTTTACCAGCCTACAGGGGCCTTCGCCCTGCGCCAGCGATAGATTGTATTTTAAGACAAAGCTCTGGAAATTCGTTCGCGTTCGGCCCGAAGTCGAATAACTTCAGTTTCAAGTTTCTTGATTTTGGCTTCCAGCTTAGGGACTTGCTCTGCGACAGTGAGGGAAACTCTAAGATCCTCTGCTTCATCGCGAAGCCGCTCAATACATTGAACAAGATCATCCATAGTATTCTCCTTTCATTCTTTTTTCGTATTTCTCTTCTCTTTTAAGATAAGCTAATGCCTTCCCTCTGTTGTATTTGAGCATTTTTAGAAATTCTAAGATTTTAGCATCATCTAAAAAATACTCATAGATTCTATTTGAGATCATCAGAAGTATCTGTCCTTTTGTGTGGCACAGAACCTTCACTGAAAAATCGGTAGTCTTCGAGGTTTGGCGCAATATGGAATCTTGGGTAGATTTCAATTGGAATGGCCTCCGAGACTATTTTAAGATTGTTGAGTTGGCGTTCAAAGTCAAGAAGAACTTCTGGAAGCCGGTTAATTTCTGTGTCTTCCATTCCTCGAAGAACCACACTGATTGTTGCGGGCATTGTGATTTTCCTAATCTTCATATTTTCTCTCCTTCCATACTTCCGCTGTAACAAATCTAGTAGAGACTCGTTTTCCGGTATCAATAAAATGTGGCCGACACTCTTCGATAATTTTGGCGTTTTCTGACCACCCCTTAACGAAAAATTCTCCAGGTCCTAAGTGTTCCTCTGGGAGATTTACTGTTAATGTTGCAAGAAGCTTTCCTTCTTGTAAAAAAAGTTGGACAGCTGTTCTCCCATTAGAGTATTTTGCATACTCTATTGTTACCTCTCCGAAAGATGTCTTAATCTTTTTCATTATGCCCCCCCGCAACTCGTTCAAAAAGGCATATGCCTCTTTTAAAGAAAGATTTCGAGAATCTTTTAAGTGTCTCACAGCAGCAACTGCCCCATTTTTCATATACAGCTCAGTAATTATTTTAATATCAGGGTATTTCTCATACATCCAGTTTGGCAGTCGTTTCCGTTGAGAATAAACAGCTTGTCTACCAGTATGCCTCCAACGAATAATTAACCGATTATCCTCATAAACATACATTTTATCTGTTGTTTTCATTGGACTTCGGCTCCTCTTTCTTCATAAAAACAAGTCCATCCAAATGACTCCCAACGTTTAGAAGTAGGATGCCATGTAACTGGACCAGAGGATGCGGGCCAGCATTGATTATACCTCAACATATCCACAGGAAAGTAACCAGTTCCTCTAACTTTAAGAAAAATGATAATATTGTTTACGCATCTTCTCTTTTCCTCCAGTATCTTGCTTCTTGTGGAATTCCGTCTTTACTAAGACCGCGATACCGAAAAGTTACTTTCTGTCCTCGTGGAATTTCAATTCCATTTATTTCTTCTGGTATCTCCTTTCCTGGGTTATTCGTCGCCCATGATTTTTCAGTCAAGTCTCTTTCATCATCGTTGAGTCCAGCTAACTCCAGTCTCTTACCTTGAAAATCAATAATTAATGCACCAATTCTTCCAAGTAACTTGCTTCCTTTATCCGTCTCCTTTCCGCTGATGTAGCCAATCACAACTCCTTCAGCGTCATCAAGCTTTTTTAATTTGAGCATATCATGAGTCCGCTCAGCCCTCCAACAGGAATCAGGATTTCTAATAATAAGTCCTTCTCCACCTTCAGAAGAAATTCTGTCAAGCTGAAACTCAAGTTGCTTCTCAGCAATATAAGTAGAATAATCTAAAGCATTTTGCATAACAATAGTAATTGGGTCTATGTCACAAAAAGCCCACAACTTTTTATAGATGGTTCTAAATTGAGTTTTTGGAGAACCCATCCACAATAATTTATTAACATACTTTCGATCATTGTAAAAATTTAAACATTCTTGACCATCAATAGCTTTTTTAAAATGTAGCGTATCAATATATCTTGACCTAAAAATTTCATCAGCAGAAGGGCTGTCAAAAACTGCAAAAACAATAGAAACCCATTCAAAGTCGTCTGGCTCGAGTTTTTTAATGATTGATGAAATCTCTTGTCGATATAATTTGTTAAAACTCCAAAGCTCTCCGTCTAAAAGCATCGGAGGAAGTTTGTCCAAAAATCGATCTGGGGCATGAATGACATTCCCATATCTGCTCCAAAGGCCAGTAGCAATTGGAGGTTTCTTGTACCGGGCATCCTTTGCTGTATTTGCCCAAGGAACCTCTGATTTTGGGACGCCTCGACTTACACCCCCATCCCAAAAACAGCGCTGCCCATCAAGTTTTTCACTCCAATACCAGCCTGCGACCCCATGCTTCTTCAATTTCAATGGGTGTGCTAAATGTAGGAACTCCGATTTCGCCATCTGTCTCCTCCAGACTTTTATTTAGAATTTTTTTAAGTTCATAATCAATATACCCTAAAGGATTGTAAATTTTTCCAAGACTGTTCCACGGTCTTGGAAACAATATAGACCATCCTCCAGCTCTGGAAAATCTCCTACAAGTTTTTTCATGATCATCCAATAAAATTGAGAATCTTGAAGCAAGCAAACTTTTGTCTGGACAAAAAATCACTTTATTACTTTTCACGTATTCTGGAAGATAAGTTAAATACCAATCAGCACATTTACCAAGACAGCTTCGAGAAAGTGGAACACTGGTCACAATAAAAACTTGTGAAAATTCAAAATATTTTTTTAGTAATTGAAACAAATCGAAAGCTTCTTCTGTTGGGGTCATTTTATCCCAGGATAGGCTATCTAATTCTTTTCCCCAATCTTTTCTTGAGAATCCAAGAATGTCTCGAACATCAGTTTGATTTGTCCAATTAAAAGTTCGTTGATAGCGTTTTTCACAGGTTCCCACAAAGTCTCTAATAACTCCATCTGAGTCAATAAAGATTTTAAATACCACTTTTTTTCCTCCAACGTTCTCTAATCTTTTCAATAGTTTTTTGTATTTTTGACTTGCTACAATTTAGTTCTTCCGCAATTTGACGAATGGCTCGTTCTTCAAGTCGAAGAGATAAAACATCTTTTTCAAATTTAGATAACTGTAAATCTTCGATAGACTCTTTCAACAAGAGGGCATAAAAACCATTATAAGAAATTTTTGAAATGATAGAAAAATCAGGGTCATTAAAAATGATTGGGTAGATTTCGGAAATCTTAAAAGGTCTTTTTTCATTAAGTGCTTTTAGTCTGGCTTTCTTTATATAAGATGTGGGGAGATAAATAAGTGGGATCTTTTTTAATTCTTCAAAAAGATATCGTCGAATATTTAAATAAATAATTGCTCCTGCATACTCAAATTTCTTTTGAGAGATAACAATTCTGATTCCATGACACATCCCTTCAAGGGCAGCACTTTTAAGGTCATCTTTATGCTTGGGGAATTTTGTTGTATATCTTCTTGCTGTTGCTTCAGCTAATTTTTGGAACTTTTTTAAAAGTTCCTCTGATGTCATAAATCATTACCTCCTTTATGATTTGATTTATATAATAAAAAAAACATGGTCTTTTGTAATATGCGTTTAACTATAGGCAAAAGTTACAGACCTTCAGATTTGATTTGATTTATAAAAGCTGCTTGACCTGATTTGATTTCACCCACAAGCCAAGCCTCATGCACAAGATCAATTTCTCTTACACTGATTTTAGAAATCTTCGGAGAGCTTGGGTCATAAATAGCCCCAGAAAAATCTAATACTTTAGCATGAGACTCATAGATTAGAATTGCTTGGTTTCCAATAAGTCTAACAAAGAACCTCTCTATAGCATACAGTGGGTCATAAATTAATTTTGCATATCTTTGATCTTGGCTCGGACTTGAAGCTGGAAACTTCTCAATTGGAAATAAACACTTTCCGTGAAGGATAAAAAGATCTTGGATTTCTTGAATATGAATTCCTCTTAAATTTTTCGGTGGAGGGAAATCCTTCCACCAGATTTCTTGGCCGTCTGTTTTTAATACAGCTTGTAAAATTCCAATATCAACATCTAAAAGCATTGCTGCACAATAAAGAAGACATTGTTGTTTACCTGGAGTTTGAAGTAAGTGTCTCATCTTTTTTCTCCAAAAGGGATTCCGGAATCTCTACGCAGCATTCACCGATAGTTTTAAAATCCCCTGAGATTTTGCAAGCAAAAATAATAACTCGTTTTTGCTTCTCTTTAAGTTTCAAAACAAGAGGAATAAAATCACTATCGGCAGACCCAAGGACTACCATATCAAGATTTTCTGCTGCTTCAAGAATATCAACAGCTATTTTTACATCATAGTCAGCTTTCTTTATAATCTGCCCATGTTCTGTAAAAGATTTTGGGGTTTGATATTTTGGTGTAAACCCAATCTGTTTTAACATATGAATAAATCCAGCGGCCTGATTTTTAACTTGTGCTCCATAGGCATTTGCGATTGCAACATCTCCAAGTCCCTGGATATATTCAAGGTATTTCTTGTAATTTAATTTTCTTCCTTTGTACTTTTTATTAATGCAGTAGTAAAGATTACTGACATCAATAAAAACTCCTATTTGCTTTGGCATATGGTCCCCTTATAAGTCATCAAAGACAATTGGGATTGTTGTTTTTAATTCTCTTAGAAGTGGAAGCATGAGTTCTCTCATTTGTGGATGAGCTGCTTTTGAACATCGTAATTTAAAAATATGCCTCCATTCTCGGAAATTAGCAGTTGTGATAATTTCAGTTTTTAAGGAATTTGGAAGAACTTCTCTTGCCTGTTCTGGCCTCCATCCTTGAGAAAGTAGTTGCTTATAATAATATTCAGAAAGTTTGCAGGCTTCGTGAAATAGATTAAATTGGTCTAAGTTTGATTGTTCTATCCAAACTGGCATAATAAATTCTATTTCTCTTCCTCCGTAATTGACATATCGTGTTGACTCTTGACTGTAAGAAGCGAGTCGATGACGTACAAGCTCATGAGTAACACCGCGATTTGTAATAAATCTAACAGACAATACCCCATGTTCAATGACACTTTCATGCCCCCTTTTGATTATTTGACTGACAAATTTTTCAGCAGATGAAAATGTAATCTTTTCTTCTGATTTATAACACGTTCTTCCACATTCCTCAATATATTCAAGGTTTCCAGAGATTTTCAAAATCTTATAGGACTGTTTAATTAATTTCATTCTTCTACCTCATAAGTGTCAGAAAGAGAGTTTTCTTTTTTAACTTTATCATATGCAAGTTGGGCATAGTGAGCAACTTTAATCAAGTCTCTTAGAGATTCTGCTGGTCCTCTTGCATTCGACCCGAATCTGTTGATATATCTTTTTATATTTTGGACACAATCATGCGATGTAAAATGTTCTACTTGATCATTCCCATCAGGATTTTGATACTGGGGAATCGTATAGACTTCAATATGCTTTAAAACTTTTTTTGAAAAGATTCCCCAATCTTTTATACGATCAATAGCCATAATTACCTCCTATCTATAGACACCTGTATATTGCCACCAGTTGTGTCTGGTAAATAATTTTTTATATTCTTCTTCTGTGGCACCAACAAGAACCCAGACTCCTGAACCATTGGCACACAATAATGGAAAAGTTTCATGTTGAGCTGGAGTAAAAGGATCACCAGATCTTTTAGGATCTTTTACTTCAACCCATCTATGTCCATAGCGTGCGTGAGTACAAAAAAGATCTGGAAATCCTGACTGATACATATTTCCATGTGTTGCTTTAACAAACCAGCCACGATACCGTAAAAAAGTAATAATAGCTTCTTGTATTCCTTTCTCTGGTCCATGTTTCTTTCGAGGAATAAAAGGTTTCATATTATTCCTCGGCAAGAACAGATAAGACAAGACACTGAATTGCCCTTATCATGAGCTTTTCATATTCTTCACGCTGCGTCGTCGCTACCCGAATTGCCCGACATTCCTGGATGTACTCCATCGCTCTCATCTCCAGATAGTTCTTGTCTGCTATCTTTACGAGCACGTTCAGGTTTCCCGGCTCTCTCGGATTGAACTGGGCTTGCGACAGGATTTTGCGGATGCTCTTTATACTTGGAAATGAACTCTTTTTCGAACTCATTGATTTGCTCCTCTCCAATATTAAGTTTTGACTCCAAGTGAAAAACACGAAGAACAATATTTTTCAGGACTCCTTGCATTTCGAGAAGGGATTTAGCAAGTTCCTTTTGAGACATTGAAATTTGATTCATTTTCCAAATAATTTGGCTTTCTTTCATTACTCTTTTTCCTTTCTCATTTTTTGTACCAGATTTCTAACAATTGTTTTCTTAAAAAGATCTGGTCGCTTTGCTACCATGACAGTTTTACGCAATTTTTGAAGAGCTTCTGTTAAAAGAATTGTTTCTCTATGATCTCCAAAATCATTCCAAGAGCGATATCGTTCCCATAGTTCATCACTTAAAAGGCTCTTAATTGCTTTGGCTGCTCGATATTCATTGTTGTAAATTTGCTCTATCCAATTAAAAGACTCATGTATTAGGCTCTTGTCTAATTCTTCAGCTTCTTCGTGAATATATAAATAATCTTCAGGGATTCCAGCTTCAGTTAATATTGGTAACATAAGTTGAATCAATTTTTTCATCTCTGGAATTAAAGCTTTTCGAGAAATCGACGTATGAGTTGTAGGATTTTCTTTAGCTTGTCTAAGGGCTAAAAGAAGCTCCATTTTTGAAAGTCTTGAATAATTAAGAACATAATACTTTCTTCCCATTTCCCTAAGTTGGACAGTTGTAAGGTCCCCTAATTCAAGAAAAGGATGATTTCGATACCAGTTTATAACTTCTTCTTTATTTTTTTGTTCAACAAAGTTAAGAAGTTTTTCTTGTTGTGGCTCATCTGATAATATCCATAAGTTTTCAAAACTTGGACGCCCTATAATATATTCAATATTTCGGAGTGTTTTAATCTTTTCATGAAGACGGGATCGAAGTTTTAACAATCTATCCATTTGACCTCCCTATTTCTTTGATGCCCATGAATCTAAATGTGTTTTCCAATCCATTTTAATTAGAGGAACCTTTTCTTTAAAAGACTCTACTGTTTCTTTAACAGTTCGAGCAACTATTGGTACATATTCAGGATGTGTTGGAGAAAGAATTTCATCATGGACATTCATAGGTTGAACCCTCCAATGATTTATTCCACATGGCTGAATGTCCCAAATTTTTCTTTGAACTTTTTTAGTAATTTCGGCACCTGAAGATTGAATAACATGATTTGCAGCAGCACGCATATTGGCTGCTTGTTGTGCAAAAGCGGCCGCAAATAAAGCAGATCTAAGAGCACCAGAAGCAGTTTGTTCTCTATCTCTTCTGATCACTTTGATCGCCATTTTAAGCCAGCTTCTTGGCGGATCATTTGCAAGATCAAAAAGAGCTTTAACGATTTGGTTTTCTAAAGTAAAATAACGTCTGAATCCAAACAGGGATTCAATATATTCAGAAGGTTCATGCCATTCCACTTTTGTTCCAATACCGCCAGGTTGTCGCATTGAACAGAACATATCAAATATCTTTTTTCGTTCTCTTCCCCACACGATATATCTCGCACACCACCTTCGGTATGCTTCTTCAGCAGTTTTTTCAGGAATCCCAACTCTATTAGACAGTGTGTAGGCTTCACCTCCGTAAAGGAGAGCGAAGACTCCATTTTTTGAGCGCCCATAAAAATCTTCGTAAAAATTAGCGGCTCCATCTGATTTCAAAATCTCCTCATAGGTTTTATCTGGAAAGAGATAAACGCCAAAAAGAGCATGAATCTTTTTACCAGACATTAAGTCGGATCTAAGATCCGGGTCAGCATAAGCAGCATCGGCAAGGCATACTTCAAAACCAGAAAAATCACCACCGCATAAAACAGTGTTCTCCAATGCAAGAGGGAAACATTTTCTAACATAGTTCGATTTTTTGATTCCCTGTGGATTGAGTCCGCCAGTACCTGCCATGCGAGAGCTGCGAGTACCGATAACAACAAAGTCAGCATGGAATCTCCCTGCAAGAAGAAGTTTGTCATAGACTTCTATTTCCTTTTTGGCTTTTCGAGCTTTAATGATTTCAGCAGCACGCTCGGCAGCCGGATGAGGGTCTTTTCCAGGAATAAGACCATCATCGCAAGAATTGCACCCCATGCCAGAACAAGCACTACAAACCTCAGATACACGCCATTGGGCAATTTCTTCAAGAATAATTCCTTTTGTTGTGATTTTCCCATCAACACTCATTACAACTTTTTCTGCTTCTGATAAAACTTCTTCCAAATAAGCTCGGACCACAGCGTGGGAATTATAATTGAATTTTCGTCTTGTTCCTTCTTCTTTTGCAATCGCTTTTTGACGAAGTTCGACAATGGCTTCGGTGTCAATTCTAAAGCCACGCCAGCGCACAGCCCCAACCATGCAAGTAAGAACAGAGTCATCATCATCTGGTTCTGGAGAACCGAAAAAATGATATAACCCGCGAGTATCAGCCACATCATCATAAGCATATTCTCTTGCAAGACTATTGTACGACCAATAGTTAACGTGCTGCTGGATTCTAAACGGCCAAGAATATTCCCACATTCCACGGATTTCAGAATCAGAGCTATTTAAAAATACTTTAGCAAATGGGGCATACCCAAGCTCTGCCGGGGATGCTTTAGCTGGAAGAGAAATATCAGTATAAAGAAGTCGGTCATCTTTTGCTACCCCAGTATCTATAGCTAAGGCTTTTAAAGCTGAACTTGGAGAAAATTTTAAAACAAGATCCTTGAATCCTGGAATCATTGCTCCAACATCATCTTTAAGATCAAATACTTGCCATCTTATTGTTTTATCTTCTCTTCGAGCAAAATAAATATCCTTTAATGGAATTCTTTTATTTAATTCTGCACAAAGCTGCCAAGCAAGAACGGTAGGAACTTTTTTGATACGGATATCTTCTCTATCCATTGTTGATTGATATGGGCCTTTGCGTGCGTGCATCATAATGTCAAAGGCTTTTACTGGCTTTAAACATAATCCGTCTCTTGCATATGGCTCCGCATTGTAGTATTCTTCAATGCAATCAATAGGATGTTTATTTTTATCTTTTAAAAGAGAAAGAGTTGTATAAAGTTGACAAAGATGAAAATGATCAAAACTTAGATTAAATCCACAGACTCCTCCATCATGTAGCATAAATTCTTCAATAAGTTCAAGAGTTTCTTGTACGGGCCTGTTCCATGGAGAATAAAGATTAATGGGGCCTTCATCAAAAGCATATTGAATAAGAACTATCGGCCCGTGAAATCCACAAGTTTCTGTATCATAAAAAATCATTCGGTCTGTCCATCTAAAGTAAATGGGATATATTCAAGATTGTTTTCTTTTGCAAAAGCTTCCAGAGAAAGAACTAAGTCTCCGGTGCTAATTTCACCAGCACACCAGGACATTGTTCGAGTATGAAGACCATTTCCGATTCCAGAATCTTGAATATGAGCCATCATATTAAAGATCTCAGAGCGTTTCCGTTGTCTCTTTTCTCTCATTACTTCTTGTTTTGTCCGGTTGATTTTAATATCACCAGTTCTTGCTTTTCCTTCTTTTAGTTCTTTTATAGCAGAAAAAATTTGAGTAACATCACCAGTTCTGTTGTAGATTGTATAAAGATCTCGAATGTTCTGTTGAGTAAAAAATCCAGCAGCTGCTTCAAGATGAACTTCTTTTGGAAGACTTAACAACATAAAACGAACTTGAACCCATCCTCTTGACATCCCAAGAACAGAAGCAGTATCCATCTCATTAAGACCGAGATCTTTCATTCTCTTGATTGCCAATGCTTCTTGGTAAATGTTGAGATTTTGCCTTTGAATATTCTCGGCCAGATTGATTTTTAGAGCATCAACTTCACTCAAAATCGGTTTTATTACAGCAAAAATATATTTTTCTTCATTGACACGATGAGCCATCAAACGACGAAAACCAGCAGCAAGCCGGTATTTTTTTCCAGTCTCCATTTGTTTGGCATCATCGTAAAGGGCAACTACAACAGGCTGATGAAGCCCATTTACTTTGATGTCATTTGCAAGATCGATAACATCAATTGGAGTAATCTTCCCACGGCAGTTAAAATTTTCATCATCATGGATTTCTGAAATCAAAATTCTTTCTACATTCATTTTGTGATCCATTGTCTTTGCTCCTCCTCAAATGAATAAAGTAAGGTGATTGTTACATCTGTACTTTTATACTCATCCAAAACAACTTGAAGCTCGCCAATAGTCAAAGGACCGATTGCATGAATCTCAAAGAGAGAGTGAGGATGAACAATTATAACATATTTTTCACCCATTTATATTCTCCTCATATTTTTTCTCAAGAACTGATAGTTCAGCTTGGAACTCTCCAAGAGAAACTGATTGAAGTTCTTTTTTCAGTTTCAAATTATTATAGACATATTCATCAGAAGGCAAGAGAAAAAGATCTTTAATTATTAGCCCTCTATTAGAATCCATACCGATTCGATGAGCACGATCCTCTGACTGCATTCGTGCTTCTCCTTTAAAGCTATTTGAAAAGAAAAATTCAATAGGAGAAGCAGTTAAGGTTAAAGCCATTCCTCCAGCTTCTGGATTTCCTACAAAACAAACTCTCGGATAGGTTTCTCGTAATTCTTCTGCTTTAGGATGCGTTCGATCCATTGCTGATAAAAGTTCATCAGAATCAGCAAGTTCTCCGGAAGGAAGTTTTGCTAAATAGCCTCTTCCATCAACTCTAAGAACTGCCCATCCTTGTTGCAGAGCGATTCGAACTAATCTATCCAAAGTTCCAGTAAAGCCACCCCATACGATAAACCGCCCAATATCTTCAGCAGCATCCAATTCTTCAATAAATACTTCATCTTTTGGTGTCCCAATCTCATATGTAACTGTCTCATAAACAGGTTCCGTTCCTTTTCCGCCGCAAGTAGGGCATTCAATAATTTGTGTTTTTATTTCCGATAAAGAATCCTTAATGTCTGTTGTAACTTGTTCATAATGATTTATAGAATCGTTTTCAAAAGGAGCTTCAATAGTCTTTTTTCCAGCACATAAACGACAAGTCTGTTCTCCTTTCTCTTGTTGTTTGTATTGGAATCCATCAGCAAGTTCTCTCAATAATGTCAATGCCTCAATCGCTCTTGTTGCCATTTTTTTAATTAATTTTGCTGCTTGTAACATCTCTACTGACGGTTTGGCTCTTATAATTTCATATTGTTTATCTGGCAAATCTAAACAGTCTTTTTTAAAGAAAACAACAACAAGTCCCTTTGTCCTTTCTCGAAGAAGAGCAACTTCATTTATTGATTCTTTAAATGCATGAGCGGCGGCTGCTTGTTTGGGGTCTACATCAAAAACCCCGCCTAATTCAGTATGAATAGGGTCATTTCTATATTGGCCACAGATAGAACATTTTTCTGGGTCGTTAAGCCATGTTACAAGATGAGGATAAACTCCTCCAGTAATTAGGCTCTCTCGTTGTTCAATTATACAAAGTCGTTTTTTAAAAGCAGCAATACTTCCTTCTTTTAGGAAGCCAGGGCAAGCTACTTCACATTGATGCCACCAATCAGTTGGATCTTTTGGAGCAGGCGATCCGGACATTTCGACAATATAACCATCTCTTCCGTACTTTTCTCTGATATTGTTGGCAAGATGCAAAGCTGCCTGAGATCGTTGAGCGTTTGGACTTTTGATTTTTGAGGATTCATCAAAACAGACAATCTTTGGAACTGGTCTGATGTCAGTCCAGTTTTTAAGCTCTCTAACAAGTCCTTCGTAGGTGAACATTCGCGGTCTGATTTGAGCATCCCATTTAAGAAGCTCTCTTCCGACTGCTTTGACACCTGCTCTTGGACCAATGTACCACGCTTCTTCATTTGATACCGCGAATCCCGTTTTTTTGGCATAGTCGAGAACCTCAATAAAGGAAAGAGTTTTACCTGTTCCCATCTCAGCAGCCCAAATTCCATGATGAACTGTTAAAAGATGAGAAGTCATATGTTTTTGATGATCATAAAGAGTACGATTAGTTTCAAAAGAAATAAATTCTTGCTCATAGGGTTCATATGTATTTATCCCCATGAGATAATGCAAATTGAACCAATTTCTATGGCTATTTTTGATTGACCAAATCTTTCTGGGATTAACTTCATCATAACCATGCCACTTTGCCCCTTCCATATTTCTGATTTCATCAAGCAGAATTTTATTATAGGCAAATTGGCACTCAATTTTTGACGGAGTTATCCGGAGTTTGATTACTTTCCAAAAATTCCCCGCTCGGACTTTTATCTCTTCGATTTTTTCGCTCACGCTTTTCTCCTAACAATCAAGCACTATATGGCAATTTTCTTCATACTGAGAACACTGTTGTCTTTCAGGGTCTCCTTGTGAAACAGGATCTCCTTCTCTCCGAATCGTCCAGCCAGAATTAATTCCAGTAGGGTTCACTCGATTTGCGAAATCCATAACCTGTTCATCGGTATCAGTTTTGGGAACACAAACCTGTATAGAAAAAACTCCTTGTATTATCACTTCTCTATTCATATCGCCCCCAATAAGCAATCATTTTTTCTTGCTTCTCTGTATCTTTTAACTCCACTGGCCACCAATATGGTGCAGAAACATCAATATCAGTCCAATTAAATTTTTTATAATAATCCGGGAGTTTCCGCATCAAATTGCATTTATGTGATTTATGCAATCGTTCATCCCCTAACCAGGGTGGAAAAAATATTTTGATTGGAACTTCATAAAATAACATATCATTATCAAAACCTCGGGACACCCATTCATGAATAATACAATTTGTATAGTATTTTAAACAGTCCTCCCATCCCTGCCACATCCTTACTACAACATGATTGTGCCAACGATTTTGAGGATTTTTTAAAGCATTTAAAATTTGCATTGATTCTACACGCTGTTTTCCTAATCGTCTATAATCTAAGATAGTAGCACACTTTTCGAAGTCTGGGTCTGGTAAAAAAGTTTGCATTATTTATCTTTCTATTTTCCTTTTACAACAGGGGCAAATATCTGTTTGGGTTGTTATTCTCTTCTTGTTGAAAGTGCAGAAATGCCCTGGATCATCGTCATACCAGTCCCTAAGTAGGAGATTTTCCTCTTCAAGAAAACGCAAATAATCCATCTCTTCGTCTGAGAGGATGTATTTTTCAAAATCTTCTTCTGTGAATTTACTACGGGGGAGCTTAATAAGTTCTTTCATATTTCGGTCCCATAACTGTTAGGCCATTGACTTCATTTTTCTCCACATCACCCCAAACTTCCTGGAAGCCAAGACGCACGAATAGGGCATAAAGATTGTGGAAAAAGATGTGGAGTTCTTCTTTTTGAGAAGAACTCAGTCCTCTACGGACAGCCAAATACCAGTCAGCCACAGTAGCCGAAATAATTACGAGGAATTCTTTGCGACCTTTTCTAACGAGGTAATTTAGATTGGGGAAATCAGTTAGGAGGGCTGTTACTAAATCACACTCAAGAGCACAAATAAAACTTATGCTAAAATGCTCAAAAGTGTTATTAAGAAAATATCCTCTTCTTAAATGATGGAGTGGGTGATTTTTCAGATCTAATGTTGCTAAATATGCAACAGGAGATTCTATTTTTATAGTAGTTGCACCCAAGCCAGAAGAAGGACTAAATCCAAGTACTTCTTGGACTGTTTTAATATAGATTTCCCAATCAGGTCGAGTTACAGCTAATGGGCTGATTTTCATATTTCTCTTAATGAGAGGGGTAGAAGGCTTCTACCCCTCTCTGAAGATAGATTATCTCGTTCTGGAAGCTTTTTCATCTTCCTGAACCCGCTCGACGGTCTTTTGTGGAGGATTAATAAATTTCTTGTATTCCTCCTCCAAGTCCTCTTGATCTGGCAAATCAAATACTGTGGTGCATCGTTCTGCTTTTGCGCTGAACCAGGTATATTTGGCGTTTGAAATCTGCACACCTTTCAAGGTTACAGCTTGTCTCATCATTTCATTTACAACTGTCGCTTCTCTCCTCATTGATTTTGTCCCCATGAAGAAAGTTGCGAATTTCCGAGCGTCAGGAATCCAGACCAGAAATTCTGGTCCATACATGGCACCCGAATCTTTTTCACCAGAAAGATCACGAATACGTGCAAATTCAGGATCTTTGGTATTGTAAATCGAAATGATTTCATCTGAAATTTGAAGAGCCTTTGGCCGCCAAGCGATAACCAGAATATTTACTTCTTTTCCGAGATCCTTCATGTTTTGATCTCGCACAATCGCAAAATGATTGATTGGGAAAGCTCCAGTTTTGCAAACTTCAGAAGAAGCGGTCATGAGTTGAAGTCGAGGAAGATAGTCTCCTGTTTTCGTAGCTTCAGAAAAATCATCTTCAGTATAGACTTGTGGAACTTCTCCGGTAGGCAGGATAATGAGTTCGTTCATTTTCTTGATGTCCTTTCTGAATGTTAAATGATTTTAAAAATACAGGGGTCTATACCCAGTCAATATAGACCCCTGTTTTACTACACCGACCTGAAGTGGAGGTGTGCTTCAGGCAGGCGGGGGTGCAGTAGCAGGAGCCGGTGCTTCTACTTCAGGAGCCTTCCCAAGATCAGGATAAGGAAGTGCTTCACCCTTCATCTCTGCTTCTGCATTGGCTGCGGCTTTACGAGCGAAATCAGCCTTCTTGTCAGCGACTTCGGCTTTTCTCTTTTCCCGCTCTGCGCGCCGCTTTGCGTCTTCTTCTTTCTTCGCTTTTTCCCGCGCATCGAAATCAGCTTTCTGAGTTTCGAGACTTACGGGGTCCATGTGCAGGAGCCAGGCGACAGCCAAAGAGAAGGCAGCTTCAGCCGTCTTCGTTTTGGTTGCCTTGATCAGCTTCGGGCCGACTTCGGGAGTTTCCAGTTCGGTTTTGACTTCTTTGAGTTTGCGGAGATGTGCAATCGGCTGGAAAACTACTTTCGTGGCGTCCTGACCCTGGCGCTTTGCGTCCTTGATCTCTTTGACCCTTGCGTTGACGAGTGGGATAAATTCGTCGGGGACTTGCGTGATTGCCCGATCAACAAAATTCGCGAGTTCTTCGGCGGGCAATTTGGCCAGGGCGTAGGCATTTGACAGACTGATTTGCCCACTGTTGATGAGTTCAAGGATCTGGGGATTGTCGATCTTGTTGAGGCCAAGGCGTTGCGAAATCCACATTGGAGACTTGCCAAGACGCTTAGCAAGTTCCGCCTCGGTCATAAGAGGATTGCGGGCCAAAATCCGTTTGAGCTGCTGGCTGTATTCCGCCGGACGGGTTTCGACCTTGTGAATGTTGGCCATGATTTGGGCTTCCAACATCTGATCTTCGTCCAACGGGACGATATCAACTCCGATTTCGGAAATCCCTGCATCTTTGGCCGCGCTGAAACGATGAAGACCGTCGATCAACTCGAAGTATTCTTCTTTCGTCTCAGGGTCTACTCGGGGACGCACAGTGATTGCACCCAAGAAGCCTTTTTCCTTCATGGACGCAACCAGCCCCAAATACTCCTCCGACTGGCGGTTGACCGTGCGCAGGGCAACCGGGTTCTCTCTGATTTGCGGAATCTGCACCTTACGAAGATCACCCATACAAAACCTCCTAAATTGTAGTTAGGCTCATTTGAGCCGATTCATAAATCGCGTATGCGCGTTTATTAAATGATTCTATAATCATAATTACAAAAATCAAATCATGATTTGATTTATATAATAAACGTGATACGCTATCCCACTAAAAGGAAATACGTTTTTTTACGGTTTTTGTACTTATTTTTTTTACCTTATTATATGGCATTGACTGGTTTCGCTTACTATTCGCTTTTAAATTGCTATCTATATTTTATATCTTGTATCCTTAATTATATGCTATGCAATTAAAAAATAGTTAGTAATGAACTGGTAACAAGTTGGAATTTTACCGAAAAAAATTAGAAGTACAAAAACCAGTAAAAAACGTATTACTTTAAAGATAGCCAGTGAATTTAGTAATGATTTGATTTATGTAATGCTCATAATTAAAATCAAATCAAAAAATAACTTTTTGATTCTACAAATCAAAGGAGCCTATGCAAAATCTTTCTTCATTAAAAGAGCTTCTTCTTGAAATTTTGGAATCAACCGCCCAAACCAACACTGATATACAGGCAACTCAGCAAATGGGTGTAAGTGTTTCTAATGCTTTAACTAAGCGCGAAGGTGGAATTGTTGTTATCCAAAATCAAAATGTTGAGATTTATACTAAGATTATCCCGACGATTGTAAAAGCTCTACGTTTATGTGATTCTCTAAGTTCTCCTGTAATAGAAATGGAAAAACCTTTAACAGATCCAACAGAAAATTATTGTAAATGGATGTATGAGCGTAAAATTGATTGGGAAACCATGCAGGAGGTTACTCGCAAAAATTATTTAAGTTATGTTATTGATAGATTTAAAACTAAAAAAGAAGCAGCAGAATGGCTTGGGCTTGGCGTTGCCTATGTTTATAATTTACTGAGAAAAGAAGAAAAAACTGAAAGCGAATAATGCCAACAAAAACCGAAGCAATCAAAAAATTTCTAACAATTAAGACCCATAATGATTTGGCCAATCTCTATACCTATGATATGGAGTGCCAAATTAATGTTTCTCAGGACGGTGGAGATCGAATTGAAGGGGAATTCCAAGGAAGAAAATGGCGTGGGTGGACGGACGGCCTAACTACTTGGAAACCTTTTAGAATCCCTCGTAACGCTGGGACTACGCCCGAATATGAAGATTCTGAAATTAAATTTAATTTTGAAGAACACGTTGAAGCAATTGGAATGACCGGGTGGGATTGGAAAAATCGATGCTCAAAATGGGTGGCTTTTGATTTTGATGCTATAGTTGGACATAGTGAAAAACACGCCAAAAAATTAACTGAAGAACAACTTAAAGAAATTAAGGAAGTTGCTTTTGGCGTCCCTTGGGTAACAATTAGAAAATCAACATCTGGAACAGGTCTTCATCTTTATATTTTCTTAAATAATGTTCCAACTGAAAACCACAGTGAACACGCGGCTCTTGGAAGAGCTATTATTGGAGTTTTGTCTGCTTTGACAGCCTACGATTTCCAGAATCAAGTTGATATTTGTGGTGGAAATATGTGGGTTTGGCATCGAAAGATGCAAGGAACAGACGGTCTTACTCTTATTAAACAGGGAGAAATTTTTTATGATATCCCAAAGAATTGGAGAGATCATGTCAAAGTTATCACAGGACACCGAAGAAAAAATCTTCCTCAACACATTGAGGCAATCGGACTCGCTGATACCTTTGAAGAGCTTTCTGGACAGTATCCTAAAATCCCACTCGATGAAGAACATAAAAAACTCATCGACTATCTCTCTAAAGAAAATGCCCTTTGGTGGTGGGACCAAGATCACCATGCTCTCGTTACCCATACCGTGTATCTTAAAAGAGCACATGACGCTCTCAATTTCAGAGGAATCTTTGACACTAACTCTCCAGCAACAAATCTTAGTGAACAAAATTGCTTCGCATATCCTATGCGTCGTGGAAGCTGGACTGTTCGAAGATTTACTCCAGGAGTCAAAGAGCATGACTCTTGGGAACAAGATGGAGCCGGATGGACACGCTGTTACTTAAATCGTTCTCCAACATTTGCTTCTGCTTGTCGAAGTTTTGGCGGTCTTGAAGATCCTTCTGGAGGATTTATTTTTAGAGATGCTGAAGGAGCAATCCAAGCAGCCCTTGCTATTGGAGTTCATCTTCATGTAGGGACGCCTCAGCGTGGACGAGAAACAAAATTAAGCCTCCATAAAGACGGAAGATTGATTTCTGAAATCGAATACAAACCAACAGACAGAATTGAAGAAATGTCTGGATGGCTTCCTAAAAAAGGAAAAACATGGTTAAAGATTCATACCGTTCAATCAATGTCTCCAACTGAAAGTGAGCATCAAAGCTATGATGATATTGTAAGGCATTTAGTAACAACAACCAATGAAGATTATGGATGGATGATAAAATCAGACAGTATCTGGAGAATTGAACCTCTCGCGCATATTCGCGTAGCTCTTGGAGCAATGGGGTTAAATTCTAAAGACATTACTTCGATTTTAGGATCAAGCGTTTTTAAATGTTGGAATATTGTAAATAAGCCATTTCAACCAGAATACCCTGGAGATCGAGAATGGAATCGAAATGCAGCGCGTCTTCGATTTGTCCCATCAACATACAGTGAAAGTCTCTATTATCCACATTGGACAAAAATTCTTAATCATTGTGGAAAAGGACTTGATGAAGCAGTCAGACGAAACGGTTGGTGTAAAGCTAATGGAATTTTAACAGGTGGAGATTATCTTAAATGTTGGATAGCTTCACTTTTTAAGGAACCTCATGAACCACTTCCATATCTCTTCTTTTATTCAATGCAACAAGGAACAGGAAAATCAATTTTTCATGAAGCCCTTAGTCTCCTTCTCACACGCGGGTATCAGCGTGCGGATGCAGCTCTTATCTCTCAAGCTGGTTTTAATGCAGAATTGGAAGGTGGCATTATTTGCGTTGTTGAGGAAACAGATCTTCGTAAAAATCAACAGGCATATAATCGTATTAAAGATTGGGTCACCTCCCGTGATTTGCTTATACATTGTAAAGGGAAAACTCCTTATCATATCCCCAACACAACACATTGGATACAATGCTCGAATAACCATCAATCGTGTCCTATCTTTCAAGGAGATACACGAATAACTATGAGCTATGTTGAGCCTCTCGACCCTCTTGAGCTAATTCCAAAGAAGAGGCTAATTCCTTTACTTGAAAAAGAAGCGAGTGATTTTTTGTCAGCAGTTATGAATCTTGATTTACCACCATCAACTGATAGGTTAAATGTTCCAGTTATTGAGACTGAAGATAAATTAATGCTTCAAAAAATAAATGAGACTCCTTTAGAAAGATTCTTGAGTGACGAAACTCTCCCAAAAAACGGGCATTTAATAAAATTCTCAATTTTCTATGAAAGATTTGTGGAATCACTTGATGTAAGTGAACAGACTGCTTGGTCAAAAATACGAACACGTCGGGAGCTTCCTTCAACATTCCCATATGGAAGGGAACACGGAACAGGACAATTTCATATTGGAAACATAGCTTGGAAGGAAGATACTGATCCTCCAGGTATAAGATATATTTTAAAGGAGGGATATCTTGAGCAAGAGACTAACTGATTTTCGAGTTTCAAGATATAATGAAGCCATAGCAAATGAGGTTTCTTATCGAGTCGTTCTCAATTTTGGAGAAATCAGAAAAGAGGAATGTTCCAAAATAATTACAGACCCAATATATTTTTGCGGGTATATTAAAGAAGAATCGAATATATTGGAAGTTGCAAATTTTTTCGAAGGGCTGTCCAAACAACTTAAAAGTCATTTACTATGAAATCGATTCGAGAAATCTTAGACGAACTACGAGAACACGAACGCCAGCAACTTATGTATGGTTTTGAGCACGAGTTTGCTCAATTTGTTTGTCTTCCGGGGAAAAAATTTATTGGTGTAAATGTAAAAGGAATCAAACACCTAAAAATTGAACAAGAGGCAGGCGTATGGGCAGTCGGCTCAATAATGGGAACCCCGAAGTGCGAACTAAAATAGATTATCGGGCAGCTAAAGAAAATCAAATAGTTCATCAGGTTGTCTATGAATGGTTAAAAACTACTAAATCCTCTAAGAAATTTGACCTGCTTAGAGATTGGCGAGATCAAAAAATTCTACTTTTAATTGATTTAAAGAATCTTAAAGTAAAACCAAAGAACCCAGAACGCTACTATTTTTTACAAAAATATGTAGGGAAATATCTTGGGGTGGATAAATGACACCAATACAATTTCCTGAATGTAATGTAATTTTTGCAAAAGACCAAAAAGAATATTTGCCATTGCCGGCTTATCTTGAACTTTTTGGTTCTGGCCGAATTATTTCTTGTTGGAAAGCAACTTGGAAAGAAAGACTGATTTTTCTTTTAACAGGACGAATCTGGTTACAGATTCTAACTTTTTCTGAAAAACTCCAGCCTCAGTTTTTAGGCTTAACTGACCCTTTTATAAAGGAAAAAAAATGACTGATTTGATGAATCTTTTTAATGACCTTGATAGACAGACTTCTGAAAAAGATCCAAAAGATAGAATTTTACGTGCTCCTTTTGGGTATCCTGGTGGTAAAACAAGAAGCCTTGCAAATATTATAAAACATCTTCCATACAAACCTATTTATGTAGAACCTTTTGGAGGATCTGCCTCTCTTTTATTGGCTCGACAACCTGTAAAATTAGAGGTTTTCAATGATCGGTATGCTGGAGTTGTTGCTTTTTATCGTTGTCTTCGGCATCCGGAAAAATATAAACAGCTTATAGATTATTTGGAACTTACCGTCCATTCGCGGGAAGATTTTATTGATGCAAAACAAACTTGGTGTGATGAATCTGATGATGTGATTCGGGCCGCTAAGTGGTATTATATGATTAGCTATAGTTTTGGGTCACTCGGTAGAAATTTTGGGCGTTCAATAAGTATGAATGGAGTCTTAGCCGGAAAAATTACTAATAAATTAAAATATTTTCCACTTATTCATAGTCGTTTACAAAAAGTTCAAATTGAAAATCAAGATTGGAAGGATTGCCTCCATGATTACGATTCTAAAGATACTGTATTCTATATTGACCCTCCTTATATTGATGCCTATCCTGGTACTTATGAAATTGAACTTAATAAAAAATCCCACATCGATCTCATTGGTACGATCTTTCATCTTAAGGGATTTGTGGCCTTAAGCGGATACAGTAATCCTATTTATGAAAATCGAGACTGGGATGCTCGATACGCTTGGGATTCTTTTGTTAGTATAGATCCTTGTGCATTTACCGAAACAAATTACAAAGAAAATTTAAAATGTTCTGTTAAAAGACAAAAGGCAGAGGAGATTTTATGGATCAAAGAAGTCCATTAAGTCTATCAGACTATGAATGGGCAGCGTCTGAATTAGGCTGTCAACGAGAAGTTATACAAGCTGTTGCTCAAGTAGAATCAATAAAAGATGGGTTCTTTCCTAATGGCCATCCCAAGATTCTTTTTGAAGGACATATTTTTCACAAATATACTAAAGGTTACTTTGATTTGTCCTATCCGACTCTTTCTTTTCGATCTTGGACACGAAAATATTATGGCAAAACTTGGAAGATTGAACTATCAAGATTTAATACCGCTCAAATTCTAAATCGTCCAGCAGCTATTTATGCTTCTTCTTGGGGAAAATTTCAAATAATGGGCTTTAACTGGGGCTGCACCGGATCTAAAAGCGAAGAAGATTTTGTGCGGAACATGAAGGTGAATGAACAAGAACACTTAAAAGCATTTGTTAGTCTTCTTAAAAGCTGGAAACTTAATCCAGTCTTAGCGTCTTGTGATTGGAGGAGATTTGCAAAAGTCTATAATGGAGCGGGCTATGAAGCAAACAACTATCATAAAAAACTTGAAACCGCCTATGAAACGTTGCTCAATTATTGATCTTCAGGAGTATAAGAAACAACATATTGAGCGGCTAAAACAAAAATGTCGGAAGAGTCTTTCTGAAGCTCTTTTACAAGTTTCTGAAAAATCTTCTGCATGGGAGGACTAATGGCAAGATCTATGCAGCATTGGAATGGGCATCTTCTTTGTGCAATTGATACTGAAACGTCTGGTCTTGACCCTTTTTGGCATGAGATTTTGCAAATCTGTATTTTGCCACTTGACTCAAATATAGAACCTCTTCAAGATCATTTGCCTTTTTATATTAATCTTATCCCAGAGCATCCTGAACGAGTTTCCCAAGAAGCTCTTAATAAAAATGGATTGGATATGGCCGAATTGACTTTAAAGGGAATAGATAAGGTCAAGGCTATAGATCTCTTTGAAGACTGGATAAAGCAGTTAAAACTCCCGACAACAAAATATGGAACCCCAAAACAACTAATGCCACTTGGTCATAACTACAGTTTTGATCGAGCCTTTATTATTTCTTGGCTTGGGAATGATCTCTACAATCAATATTTTAATTATCATCATCATGATACGATGATAGCTGCTCACTATTTAAACGATCGAGCTGCTTTCCATGCTGAAAAAGTTCCTTTTAGCAAGACAAACCTTCAATGGCTTTGCACCACATTAAATATAAAATCGGAAAGAGCACATACAGCTCTTTCCGATTGTGTCTCAACTGCTCAGGTCTATAAGAAATTACTCGCTCGCGGCTTGATTGCATGATGCACAAACTATCTGAGTGACCTCTTTATCGAACAGACTACATTCTATAATAGTTTCTATTTTACCGCAAGAGAGCTGCTCAGATGTTAAAAATCGATAAGAGCATTCTGGAATAACAGGATGGGCCAGATACTTATTTTTAAAATCTAAAACATACCCAGGCGGAGGTTCTGGATTCCCGCGCATAGGTGCAAAGCAGTCACCGTTTGGAAGCTTCCGCCATAGCATCTTTGTGTCTCCTTACAAGACGATCTTTTCTAAGTCTTACAATTTCATTAATTTGACCATTTGTTAATCTTTCTTCAAGTTCTTTAATTCCTATTGAATTTGCCCCTTCACAGATTTCTGTAATCTTGTGTAAAAGAACATCATCAAGCTTTGTTGGGGTCAATTTTACAATGGCTTTTGCGGCTCCAAGACCAGAACCACCTCCAAGAAGAAAGACAATACACCCTGTTAAAAATTGATGCTTATCTATCCAATCTAAAAGAAAATCCATAGTCTCTCCTTAGATTTTATGGCATCTATTACAGTCAACAGTTTTTTCAGCGTGTTTTTTGTGATATTTTGTTTGCCATAAAATAAAAACTTTTTTAGTTGACCCTGAATGACAACTTCCGCAACTATCAAATGCATTTTCACGATTAGGAGTTTTAATTGGTACTTGATCTATCCAACATTTAGGACAAAGTGAGTCCCATAATGGTGTAAATTCATTTTGAAAACAACGTAACTTACCGGCTTCTTCAATACAAGGGATGAATCCACTTTGAAGAGCTGCAACTGAGGAAGCAAAGAAAATTAAGATGGGAATAATAATAATTTTTTTCACTTTAGTCTCCTTATTTTATCCAAGGTAAAACTTTTGTTCTGTCTTCCTGAATTTGATATTTTAAATAGCATCTATCTTTTAGAGAAATTGGTGTAGAAATTGTCTGGAACTTTATTAAATCATCACCAATTATAATAACTTCAGGTCCGAGATTTTCTTGTATAAATTTAATTTTGGGCAAAAGATAATTAGCGAGTTCTTGATAAGTTCCAGATGTATCAATAATCTTTTCAGCCCCATCAAGAAACTTTGAAATTTCTTTTTTCCCAATATTTTCAAGTTTGCTGATTTCATAAATCGATAATTTAATAATTGTGTTAGTTGTTTGTAGATTTGGGAAAAATTGTTCAATATAACTTCCATCGGGGAATTCTTTACAAATGCTAACAGGTTTTGTTGGAGCTATACATCCAACAATAATTACTAAAAAAAGAAGAAGATATAATTTCATGATAGGCTCCTATTCAATTATAACATTAGAAGGATTACTCATTCTTGTTTGAATTAACCAGGGTTGGACTGCTGCATGAGTTTTGCTTGTCCCATAAATAGACTCTTTCAGAACTCCATCAATTTTTCCTACTGCCTTAACTTCAAAACGAACAGAGTCTTCTTCAGAAAGAATTTTAATAGGAATTTCTTTTTGAGCAGTTTCCCCTTGAAAAATTACAGTAGAAGTTTTTTCTTTGACTCCTCGAAACTTGAAAGAAGGTTCTGTTACATTACTTTGTTCCCAATTCCAAGCGAATGTTATAAGTTCTCCAATCTTCTTTTTATATAAAAGAATCTCAAGTGGGGTCAATGAAAGCTCATTAGTTAAAAGAAACATATCAACTTTAGTGTTTGATTCCCGTCCTGAAATTGTAAGGGTATGCTCTCCCTCCGGAAGGTCAAACTCACTGTCATTAAAACGATCCCAAGCAAAAGTTCCACGAGTTCCAACTGGTGTCATCCAGACATATTTTGTGCCAGTATTCATTGTTACAAAAACAGAGTTTTCTGCGTCAGAGGCTCTTTCGAATCGTCCCCAAAGGGCATACTTTCCAGCAGTTTTTATATTGATTTTAAAAATCGCAGTACCGGCATTTGAAGCAGTAGCCCAAATAAAAGAATCGCCAGCGGAGAACCCAGTAAGCTGAGCAGATTCAGCCTCAAAGTAAATCTGCTCAGCTTTACACGTTCCCCCAAATGCCAACAGCGCAAGAAGGAGAATTAGTTTTTTCATTGGACAATTACCTCAATAATGACATCAAAAGGAAGCCCAACATTTGAAAATGGAATAACAAATTCAAGATAATCAAGTCCTGTAACAGTTTTTCCCTGAACACGATCTGTCATGTTCCCATTTTTTGAGACAGCCGCAATTGAAAAATATCTTTTGACTGTTTCTCCAGGCGTCCCCGTTACTGTAACTTGTTTTGAAACTGTAAGAGAAGTTTGTCCAGTGTATGGAACAACTTCTATTTTCGTGGGGGTAACAGTCGGGGAATCTGCCATGTAAAGAACCCACTCTTTTAGATTCACCAAATCTTCTGTGGGCTGTTTCCAAGACATTTTGACTGTTTCAGCAAAAACGACAGATGCCATGAGACAAAGAACCAGACTAATTAGACAGCTTTTTTTCATTTACTCCTCCATTGAGTTTGTGGAGTGTCTCCACTTTGTTTTCAAGCCGCTCCAAACGAGCGTCTTGTCGTTGATTCTCACGATCAATAAGACCGCCAAAAAGTTTTAAATTTTCATTTGTATGGGTTAGTTGCGTTTGGACAATTTGGACACTTCCAATAAGTTGTGTAACCTGATTAGAAAGTGCTCCCATTTCTCCTTTCATTGTCCAAAGAAACATTAGTAAAAGAATACATAGTCCCCCCAGGCCACTGATTATAAGATAAAATGTCAAGGTTGTCGGCCTTGCTTTTACCCCGCTCCAGATGTCGTCTAATTTCGCATCAACGGGCTTACAAATTGTTTCACAGGCCATTGGGGGTGTCGTCCTCCTTTCGTGGTGTCTTCTGTTTGCATCCTCGCCTTCCATTTCTTTCTCCTTTTACTTAAGAACCATTAAAGTATTCCATGTTTCATTCCCAGGTATGGGTGGACCATTCATAAAAAAAGAAGCATATTCGATTCCTGGGGTTGGGCTTATTGGTTTTTCTACTAAGTCAAAGATTTCAGTAAATTGTCTTGTCCCATGATTATAATTTCTAAATTTCCAGATACTCCCATCACTCTTTCTCCTAACATAAGCTGCTGCAAAATTTTGCTCTGCACAGCTACAATCCCATCGCCAGTCCCAACGTGATTCTAAAAGAGAAATTGGGTTATGGCCTTCATCATGAACAGCAGCTCCGACACTATTTAGTGTAATCCATCTACCAGGAGCTTGAAAAACAATATAATCTCTTGGTGTAATAACTGATTGGTAGTGTCCTTGATCTGTGTAATAATGACTATGATCAAAAGAATTTGCAAAAATTAAAAAATTACTTGTCCACTGATATGAATATCTTAAATAATAAAAAGGACTAACATGAAAAAGAGGCCGTATCCAAGGACGCGCATAAGGTGGAGTATTCCCAAGTACTCTCCACGGCTGTTCATCAGTTTTAGAATCTGGGCTGAATCCACAAAGTCTGGTTTCCGGCCAATCATCGACACTTTCTCCTTGATAATAAGCATTATAGAGATTATCTGTTGTCCCAGGCCAAGCAGCTAAAAACTCCATAACAGGAGAAGGGGCAACCCCTTCAGATTCACGAGGACAGTATTCTTGAAAACGATAATGGCCATCATCCCAAGCTTCAAGCCAACGACTATAATGCCAGTAGTGATCCGGATCATAATTTGGAGAATCAGTTAGCCAATCATACCCATAATTAGTTGGACGATCAATTCCATCAACAATAAATCCATATTCTGGATTATAAACTCCTCTATCACCAAAAGCTTCCCCTGTATACCACCAATCTGTTATAAATTCAGCAACCACTTCCCAATCCTCATTCCAACTTACCATAGGACGATAACCTGGTTGATTTTCTGGAATCCTTTTTCCTACCCATTTAAGTCTCAAAATTCTGTGTGTTGTCGTTTGCGTATCACGATCAGTTGCTTGGCTTAGAAAAATATGCCATCCTGCGGCCAAACCATATTTAGGAGTTCGAAATTTAGCTTGAAATGGTCTTGGTCTTAGAGGATATATTGGCTGAATCTCTAATGTTGGGATTTTCCCATAATTAACCCACTCTCTCCCTGTGTGATGCCATAAAGTATAATATGTGGCATTTCTTTGAGAATAATCATCATTTGGGTCGAATGAAAGACAAAGACATTCGACCCGTTTTAGAAAGGGCGCACCTGATTTTTTTCCCCCTTCCTTCCAAGAACAAGGAAGCCGGTGTTCCCTTCAATAAGTTCAAAACTATTAGCTTGTGTTCCTAACTCAACTCCAAGATCAGAAGGTTCGGGGCCATCAACATATGCAGAAATGTCAAAAGCATTATAGGCTTTTCCTTTTGCTCCTTCAGGGATATCTGTATTTGGAAAATAAACACGGCCAGGAGGGAGATTATCTTCAGTCGGTTTTCGGATTAAAGCATGATCCCCATCATAGCCATAGTGTTCTGCTGGAGAAAAAGCTGGAATTGCATCTGTTGCTTTTACTTTTTCAAGATTTTTATCTACAGAACCAGAACCGATAGAAATTCTGCCACCTTCGATTCCTGTTACTACAAACCCACTTCTCGCCTTAGTGAGCCATTGTTTGTCTTTTTCAGTCCCAACATTATCACCGAGAGCATAGGTCGGGGAGTTAAAGTAGTTTGGATGATTTTGTGGGTTCAAATCATAATCACACCAAACCCCATCACCAGCAGGAAATCCCCATCCGTAGTATCCAATAGTATTTTCTTTAGTAAAAAGAACTTTTCCTGAATCAAGATTATCCTCGCGCGGAATCCCAACATGGGCAACATCCATTGTTTCTTTATCTTCTAAAACAAAAACGTCTTTTTCTACCCAAAGAATTTCATAAGCATTATATGCCCCTATTGAACCATCTTCAATATGGATACGTGTTCCACCGGCGTTTTTAAGTTTTTGATTTATAGAATCGTCAATGTCAGAGTCACAAACTAATTTTTCTTCTCTCGCTGGAACAGGAGAAGTGTACCCATCTTTAGGCTCATTTCCACCAGTCCAATAATGAGGATCTTCAATAGGTTGCCCACCAGAATGATCTCCAGCTTTTGACCCAAGTTCTATTTTTATTTCAATAAGACTTGAATCATGATTATGGTTAACTGATTCTGCAAATCCGCGAAGGCCATAAGCACTAAGAGCCGGATAAGAAACAAAGACTCCATCGTAGGCTTCAATGCCAAGTGCAGGTAAAAAAGACTGTACAGTTATTTTCCTCCAAGAGTGTGAATATCTGTACGCCCAAAAAGAAGCGCTAACCTGGACAGCCCGCAAAGTTGTAAAACAAAAGAAGTTATAATCTTGTGGAATAACCCCGTATCTATCAACTTCATTTTTAAAAACGGTTTTTTGGTTTCCTTCTTTATGCCCACTATAGTCTTGAACCCAAGTCGCATTAAAAACAGTAACAAGATCCTCCGTTTCAGTAAAACCTAATTCAGCCCCTTTCAACTTAATTTCATTTGCAGTAAGTGCTCCACCAATTATATTGTTTGTAAAAAGTGGCCGAAGAAAAGCTACATTATCTTTAGTAAAAAGAAGACACCTTGCTTGCCAAGCCATTTTTTCACTAAGAGAAAGTGCATCCTCTTGATCAGCAAGAACAAAGTGACCAGGAGTATCCCCAACTAAAGAAGCAGCAGTAGAAAAAGAAACTGGGTCAACAGTTAAATCTGTAAAAGTCTCGAGAATCCATTCAATTTGATTAGCAATATTAGAAGAAAGTCCTGTGCAGTCAACAAAAATATCATCTTGCCAATTTTCCCCCTCTATTTTTGAAAGAGCAATAGGAAAAGAGACTAAGGTTACTGTTTTTCCACCAACAGACTCATTGTTCACTGAATAATAAGCAGAGTCAACAAGAAATAAATCATCAGGATCGCCAACAACACAAGACTTTTTTGCAAAAACATTTGAAATAGAAACAGTATTATAGCCAACTAAATATTTTTCAGGTAAATCTGGTTCTTCATCAGTTGGCCCATAGATTCTGGAAATCGGAACTCGTTTTGGGCTTCCAAAAATAATTGACCAATTAGAATTATAGGCTTCTGGTAAAAGACCCTCAACATAGTTAGGGTCTGTTTCGTATTCTGATGGTGAAAATCCAACTTCCCCTTTTCCTTGGAATGTTTCAACACTAAAAGAAAAAGTTCTTTCTTCTTCACTCCAAGCAATTGGCCCCGCTATTTTTCCATTTAGCATTAATGTAGCATCAGAAGATGGTAAATCATAATAATGATGCCAAATTTTTGCTTTTGTTCCTTCAATAACTTCTGTATTTATTTTTGCTTTAATGGCAGAAGAAGTGTCATCAAGAGTCACAGAAACAGATGAGACTTCTCCTGTTGCTCCAATTTTTCCGCTGCTAACAAATTCTCCTATACTGATAATAGCTACTTGACAGGCTTGCCCATTAAAAGTATAATCAAGCTCAGTATAGTAGACTGTTCCACTTCCCCAATTTATCTCAAGGACAATGATTGGAAAAGTTCCCTTAGCAGTTAAAGATTTAGCAAGAGCTGAAGAAGTTTGATTTTTCATAGTACATTCCCAAAAAGAAGTTTTTTTCTTGATGTTGCAAGACAGTCTACACAGCTTAAATGAACAGACTGCTTAACTGCTGAAACCCTTCTTAAAGACTCAGTAAAATTATTATGATAACAAACTCCATCAATCTTAATAAATTCGCTTTCACTTTTTGCAACTCCTATAGAGCCATCCCAACTTTTAATATTTAAAAAGACTTGGATATCACTAATATGATTAGCAAATCCATAAAGACCGTCTTCTGAACCAGCAAAAATAATCCCAACAAGATAATATTGCCCCCCGCTTTTAAATAAAATTGGCGCTCCTGAATCCCCTGCACTCAAAAATCTTGTTGGGGAATAAAGCAGTATTTGATCATAAAATCTTGCTATTGATCCAGAGTAATCAACATTTGCACTTGCTTTTTTATCAATAATTGTAGCTTCTGTATTCCCGGTCGTTCTTCCACTTTTATATACAATATTATCCACACTATATTGGAGTTTGCTGGCATGAGGAAAAGACGCAGGAGAAGCAACATCTAAAATTCCAGGAAGATGCAAATTTTGAGCATTTAGGGTACAAATAGCTGCATCAATATAATTTGATCCAAGATCCCCAAAGGAAATAGGAATTGTCCTTTTTCCGGTAGCAATAATATCATAGATTGGGTGTCCACCATCATAGACTCCAGGTTGAACACACTCAGCATAGGAAATATTACTATAGCCAACTCCAGTTTCAGGAGGAAAAACTGTATTATAAATAACACCAAGAACATGATTACAAGTTAAAAGAACAATTTGCTCATCTTCTTCGTCAACAACAAAGAGGCTTAAAGTACCAGCATTAACTAAATGGCTGGCCCCAATACTGATACCACCCTGCAAAGGACGATGCTTGATACCGTGAGGGTAACAAGAACCTTCAGTATTATTTGGGCAAGAAGTTAATGCTTTTACCTTAGAAAAAACAATAACGTCTGTTAATTGTCCTTCTTCTGTTTGTTTTGGAATCCGATCTTCCTCAGAAAGATTTTGCAAATCTTCCTTTTTAGAAACGCCAACAACAAGACAAGGTTTTCCAGTATCTTTACCTTTTACTTTTTTTGTTCCTTTAAAAGTAATTATAACATTCTTTTTTTGAAGAAGTGTTTTCATAGGATTCCTTGATTCTTATTTTCACAAAGAGAATATAAGTAATTAAGATTTGCCATACAATAATTAAATATATAAAAAGTTATTTCTCCAAAATTGCCAATTTGTTCGGCTTCACCTTCAACAGAAAAAGAAAAATATATTGCTGTTCTACTAATCTTTTCTCCATAGGCTTCAATAGAAAGTTGAAAACTTACAGAATGAGTAATTTCTACTGCAACAGCTTCAACAGAAAGTTGAAAACTTACAGAATGATAGACATGATCTGCTGAGGCTTCAACAGAAAACTGGATACTTCCTTGAAAAAAATTATTATTCCATCCATTTACTGAAAGAGCAAAAGAATTATTACTATTACTTAACTCCCCACCATAAGCTTCAATTTCAAAAAGAAGAAGAAGAATTTCTGCACCGGCTTGTCCAAGTAGGCCAGAAAAATTTAGACCTATTGCAAAGATACAAGTCCCATCTCCTTCTTGTATAAGATCCGATACTCTAATATCTGTAAAAAAATCAGAGAGTTTTGGCATTAAAATAGTCTCCGATATAGAAGATGATTATAACCACTTTCAATTTGATCATATATGCCAATTACATTTTCAAGTCTATAAAATCCTCCTATCCCTCCTACAGTATCATTTTTTGTTGTTTTCAAGAGAGTAAAATTAGGAATAGAAAAATCGTATTCAATTAATTGTATACTTATAGAAACTATATTTTTTACTGTATCTCTTCCGGCACCATAAATATATCCTGTCTGTGCAGGAAAGATGTATTTTTCAACCCAAGAACTACCATTCCAAGAAAAGATAACAAGACCACTATATAATGAAAAAATATGTGGAGTTTCTCCATCACAAAGAATGTAAAGTCCTTCAAGATTTGACCAACTTGATCCAGATGGAAGAGTTTTGACAATTGAAGTAACCCATGATCCAGTTTTATTGGTTGTATGTTTAATATAATAGTATGGAGCTGTATATGCTCCAGTTACAATATGAACATACCCTGAGGAATCAACAGTCATATGGAATTGACTCCCCATACTGTTTTCAGAAGTAGCTTGTTCAGCTGTCCAAGTTCCATTAGATGTTCTTTTTGCTACACTAACTGATTTATTAAATTTTATTGGAACAAAAAGTTCTCCATTTTCTCTTAAAACTTGATATGGAGTATACAGATTTCCATATTGAAAATACCCTATATATTCTTCATACCATCCAATTGAAGTTTTGATATAATGATAATTATTATAGCTTGATGAATAAGCAAAGAAACAAGGATTCTTTAAAAGTTTTGAATATAGAGAAACTCCTTGGAAATAATTTGGAGAAATATTTAAAAGCGTTGTCCATGCTTTATTAGCAATAGAATAATGAAGACCTTCAGAGCCTCTGTAAAAGAAAAAATCACCATTGTCATAAATATAAACGCCCCCTAAATTATATTGATGAGCAGCTTCTCCAATAAATTGATATTTAGAGACTGGAAAATCTGTCATATAGGCTTCGATTCTCAAAATCTTAAAAGTATAATCAACACCACTTGTAAAAGTAAATGTAAGATACTCAAAAAAAGGTCTATTTTCTTCAAGACTAAATGCAGTAGGGAGCATTATTAACTGTCCAGACTTATATTTCTGAATCCCTCCTGTTGCGTTATATAACTCTACTTCTATCTGTTTATTTGGAACAGATGTATAATAGATTCTTAGTGCTGTAATATTACCTCTCATCAATTGGTCATTTCTGACATTTATCCACGCAAAACTATAAGGGGCAACAGAAGCTGGCATCTTCCAACAATTTAAAAGAGGGTCCCAAATCATTGTATCTGGAAAAGTTGGATGGATTCCTTTATCAGAAGTAAAATATGTATCGGGGAGAGTTGTCCATTCAGGATTAACTTCAGGATTATATTGGACAAATTCTTCAAAACTTTTAACAAGAACTTGATCTCTATAAGCAGAATATGAGTCAAGTGCACTTGGCCAAGGAATTGGCCTACCATCATCATCATAGCCCCAAGCCATTAGTCTTCCTTTTATTTATAAATTCTTAGTAGACTTGCTGTTATATTCACTGGCCCCCAGAGACCAGCTCCTGGGACATATGTAGCGAGAGAAATATTTTTCCAATTAAAAGCATATGCCACTATATAGTCAGGCATATCCCACCCAATATCATATTCAGGGATAGCAAAAACTCCTATAATTGCATTTTGATAATAACATGGAATGATTGTCCATTCATGATAAAATTGAATAGCTGCATCATAGGTTTTATCTTCATCTATCAACTGTTTAAGAAGTGAATCTGTGATTCCAGAAATCTTTTCAGTCTGAACATTTACAATAGAGGACTCATTAAAAGGATATTTTGGATATGCATAAGGTTGATATTGTCTAACAAGATGTCTAACAAACTCAGTCTGATCAATTTCGTCTGGTGGAAGATAGTCTGGAGGAGGAATTGGAGGTTGGACTCCCCCACCCCCTCCTCCAGGAGGAGGTGGATTCCAGATAGGAGGATCTGGTGGAATATAAATATCAGGGATCTCTGTTGTTTTAGGGATATTTGTATATAAATTTGATTGACGAGAAAAAGTAAATGTCTTTCCATTGTGCCAAGATTTTATCTTAAAAAACTTTTCAACAAAAAGCCAAAAATTTGGGGCATTTGTTGGATAGAAGAAAGTCCCATATCCTTCCATAATTAGCTTTATTCCAAACTGGAAGTCTGATCCTGTATCAGTATAAATTGCCTGAAGCCAATATTTTTCTTTTGTGTATTCTGTATAGTAATTTTTGAATTGTTCAGAGTCAGGTGTTGCATTTAAATAAAGAATTTGCCCCTCTACCCACGGCCCTTCCAATAGAACTATGGCAGGGCCGCAGGTTAAACGAATCTGTCGCTGGTACCCTTTAAGCCAGCAATTTAAAGTCTGGGAGGCACCGTACCTCATAAAGCAACTCCAATAATATCAAACTGATTGATCATGAAATCAGTTCCAGTATTAATTGAAAGATTAGCTACATTTAATTGCGCCCCACTAAGAGCAACAGCCCCATCAAAACGAACGGCAACTGAACTTGATCCAGTAATTCCTTCTTGGGCATAGAACCGGAACCATCCCGCCGTTCCACTATTGGAAGGAGATCCTTTCCAAGTCTGTGTTGAGAGCTTACTTAGTTTTCCAGGAGTAGTCGGAGTATCTTCAAATTGAAGACCATTTTCACCAGTTGAAGTATTGTGTGCTCCACCATTATCGGTAATTTTAACAAGCTCAGTCCCAGTTTCAGAGGAATCCGCATCAGCCGGCTGTGACCCGGAAAAAATTTTAATAAATCCGAATTTTAAAAGATCATTAACACTTGCGCCTTTGGCACAAACGACAGCAGTTGTTGCAGCACCAGCTTCTGCGGTAGCAACAGAACCAGTGGCAATTCCAAGAGTTGTTGCAGAAACAGTAAGGATCTTTCTTAAGAAATTATTTCCACCAGTTGTTGCATTAAAAACTTGAATCCAGTCACCAACTTGAAATCCATCGGTGATCCAAGATCCAGTAGTTCTTGTAATACTATCATTTCCAGCCCCTCCATCCACAAAAGAGATGTCAGTTCCAGCATAAACACCTTTTGGGACACCAGGGGAAGAGACTAATCCATTCAGAAATCCGGTACTAAGTTTCAGTGACATTGTTCTTTCTCCTTATTCTTCTATTTGGTATTTACCATACACGCTGTAGCCATTGAGGGTTTTTAAAAATGTGTTTACTTCATTAGGGGCTAAACACTCCTTTTCTGGATACCGAGAATCAATAAGATGAAGATACGCGGCATGTTCACTACAAATTTTTGCCCAAGGAGATTGGATACAAGCTAACCCAAGAAGTTGTCCGAAAATTGCCAATACATCATAACGAGTTTTTAAAAGTGGTTTTTTAAGTTCTTCATTGATTCTGGAAATCACAAGCTCTTTTTGACTTTTTGTTGCAAAATCAATCGTCCAAAATTTAAGAATCTGGCACTTATTTAAGAATTTATCTACTGGAACTTCTTTGAACCACAAATGTTGGGAAGCAAAATAACCTGGCCGATGCGCCCACATAAAATGAGAATAAATACTTTTTTTCTTTGCTCTTATTCCAAAAGAAAAGAAGCTGGTTAAACAGGTGCTAAAAACTGGCATCGGTAATAAATCTACTGGAAGATTTCGGACAGTTTCTGGAGTTAGATAATTCATAATTCCTCTTAAATGTTGAAAGTGATTGCAATTCCAAGACCCTTTGGTGGAGTAGTTGGAAGTTGGTCAATATCAACATAAATTTGATCACCAGTCTGCAAATCATCATAGCTTGTGTTAACAACTCCATCCTCTGCATAATATTCAGTTGGATCAATAGTGATTCTGGTAGAAAGCATATCAACATTGGCTCCAGCTCTTCGTCGTCGAAGTTGAATAGTTGTCGCCCCTGTTCCTGCACCAAGAGTATGAACAGAAGCTAATACACCAACAAGATTATAACCATTCAAAAGAGGAGGGACTGTAAAAGCAATTGTTCCATCTCCGACAGCTACATCAATAATACTTTCAATTGGGGCAAAAGTTATGATTTTTGCTGTACTATTTGCAGCAATAAAAGAGTCAATTTGTGCATGAGTGTTTGTACCAATATCTGTCAAATTTGTATGAGATTTTGTTGCTAAGTCAGCAATACTGCTTCCAGTTTTATCGACAGCAGCCCAAGGAACATCACCAATTCCAATAGTAGCTAAAAGACTTGATAAAAAATTAGAAGCCGATGCCCGAATATTTGACCATGTTTGACCTACAGGGCGAATCATAATAACATGATCTGTTCCAGTAATAGAGCCAACTTCTGTACTATCAGAGAGTTTCATATTTTTATTCCTCGAAATTCAAGAGTTATTGAAGCAAAGGATTTTGAATCTTGGCTTTTTTCAAAAGGATTATTTAAAAAGACTCCTTTCCATTGACGATTTCGAGAATCAAGATAGCCAGCCATATTATTTACAGCTTGATATAAAAAAAGCTTTAAATTAGCAAACTGAGTAAAAGATAACTTCTCAAATGTCATTAAGAGCTTCTGTGTTCCAGTAGCTTTTCTATAGGTATAGACCCGTCCGGTTGCTGACCAGTCAATATTAAAAGGCTCTTCGAGTTGCCGAGAGTTCCCCAATATAGGACTCGGCAAAACTAAAATAACAGATGGAGTAGGATATGGGTAAGAGAGAGTCACCATTTAAAAATTTTCTCCATATAAATATCCGCCTTCTTCCATTTCAAAATGAGCTGCTTCTGCTTCTGATAAAAGCTGATAAAAATAATCATTTTCAAGAGTTGGATAATAGTTACTCTGTCCTGGTACTGGTGTTATAGTATTATAATCAAGACTTCCATAGCATCCACCAACTTGATATGAAATAAGAGTAGCAAGATACTCAAATTCTATATCATACCAGCAAAGATCTCTGATCTCGAGAATCTCAATTACAGGATTTATAATAAAGCCGGTAAGAGCAACCCCATAGCTTTCTGAAAGGGTCACAGAAAGACCAATAGACGCTCTATATAGTGCTTCAAAATCATTTACTTGGGCTTCCTTTAATCCTGTAAAAGAATATTGTCTTTTCTCTATAACCGGCCAAAGAGGATCTTTAAAAATCTTAGGGAGTCCACCTTTTAGATTTCGGACAACTGCTCCTGACTCAAATCGAAGAATATCCCCTAAATCTGCACTTACAAGAGAAACACTGTAAGTACTATATGTTAGGCTAATTGGCAAAGGAAAGCCTCCCAAGTCTAATTTGTTTTTTGATGCTTTTGCCAAGTCTAAGGACATTAACTTCTGGAGAAGATGAAACTCCATTAAAGTTCATGTCCCCAAAATTATAAGTTGTACTGCCAGAGTTAAATCGCCTGACTCCAGAGTTCATTGCAACAAGCTGACTATAGAATTTTCTTGAAGCTGCTGGATTCATGACCATTTCATCAGGAGATAACCAAGCCAACTGGGTGTCAATTCCTGCACTTCTACCACTGGCATACCGAGGATTTCCTTTTGAATCCATAGTAATAGAGGGAGAGGTAATCAGATTTGATAAGATTCCTCTAACTTCACCAATAGCAGTTCTGGCACTTTCAACATATCTCAACCAAATTTGTCGGTTTCCTTCAATTTCTTCAATTTGCCGATTCCGGACATCAATCAAAACCTGTTGCTGAGCAGCTAAAGAAGCATCTTTAAGACGAAGGTTAACAAGACTCTCTATCTGGAGTTTTTCAAAAGCTATTTGAGCGTCTTTATAAAATTGTGTTCCATATTTTTTGCTATACTCCTCCATTTTCTTAAAAGCTGTACTTTGAGCCTCTGTGACTTTTTGGAGTTCTTCTGGAGAAGTAATTTTAGTTAAATCTGTCCAAGAAGCTTTTGTTACAATATTTGACAAATCTTTAATGATAGAAAGTTCATCTTCTAAATATTGCTGCCTCTGCTTTTCAGTAGTAAGACGAGAAGCTGCCACTCCCTGCATCATTCGATCATATCTGGCAATTTCTTCAAGATAGTATCTATAATACCCTTCACCACTTTTAATTGGCGACCATTTTTTTGCGTCAATTAATTGATCTGAGAAATCAATTTGTTCTTTAACAAGCTTTTTTAATTCAGCAGAGATTGCTTCAAAGCGTTCTTTATTAGTCGCTTTTGCAGCTTTTGCAAGTTCTTCTTCAAGAAGCCCAACCTGTGCAGCAGTTGCTTGATATTTTGAAAATAGATCTGGTTCCTTTCGATCATAGCGATCTTTACCAGAGAGACGGCGCTCCATAATATAATTGGTAGCTTCCATCTCTTTATTAAAATCTTTTTGTTTCTTTTTTGCAATATCTTCAAGGCGATTAATTTCTTCTCGAACAGTAGATAAACGATCTCGAATAGAATCAATAATCTTTTCTTCAAATCTTGTTACGGACCCAAGAAAATCTTCATAAGGCTCTTTTTGAAGATTGATCATTTGGGTAAGAAGCCCACGCTCTTCTGCCAAAGATTGCAATTGTTTTTTTGAAGCATCTTCAACAGCCTTCACGCGGGCGTCATACGCCGTGTTTATATTGAGAAGCTCTCTATCAAGCCACTTTTTTTGGTTATCTGCTGTTGCTCTATCAATTTTATCAGCTTTTTCTTGCCCAAGTCTAATAATAAATCGAGAAATAAAAACACCTGTCCCAAGGGCAGCAAGTCCTGCTAAAATTGGATTTAATCCAGCAAGAGCAAAAGTTAAAGCTCCAACAGCAGGGACAGCTGTATAAAAAATAGTATCAGAAAAAGCTTTAACACCAGCAGTAATATTATCAAAATTTGCACCAAGACCTGCAACAGTATCAATCATTCTTTTACCGACATCAACGGTAAAGAAATTCTTGATTCGCTCCATCACTACTGCAAGTTGTTTTTCAGGTTTTTCTGTGATTAGTTTTATTTGATCATTATATGTTTTAACAGCTTCGGTAATGTCTACATAATCTTGCTCAACTTCCTTAAGACTTTTACCAGTAATGGACATGACACCTTGCATGGCTCGGAGTCTGCCCATTAATTTTCCTATTTCAGCTGTATCTTCTCCAAATCTATCAGAAAGCAGCGTTAAAAAAGGTAAAAATCCATATGTCTCAATGGCTGCTTGGCCAGTTTCAACACCAAGTTCTTTAAACCATTTTGACATTTCCTCTGTTGGTTTGATTAATTTAAGAAAAACGTTCCGAAGATACGTGGCAGTCGTATTATATTTGATACCTTGTCGAGAAGCAACTGTGATAAGAGACTGGAGTTCGTTTAATTTAACTCCTACTTGTGCAGCAGGAACAGCTAATTGACCAAAAGTCTGAGCCATTTCAGATGCTTTGACTCGACCAAGGTCAATAGTTGCAAAGAAAGAAGCCGCAATCTCATTTGCTCTTGATGTATCTAATTTAAAAGCGTTAATTGTGGCATCAAGAAGTTGGACAGCTTCAGTAGTAGTTGAGACAGAAGTTACTGCAAACTGATTTACTTCTTGTAGATACCGAAAAGTATCTGCACCTTCAACAATCTGATCTGAAATTGCTTCATAGCCTGCTGCAACTTGATCAAGAAGTGGACCTCCCCAAGTATCAGAAAGTTTCCTAAAACCATCTACCCATTGATTAACACCTAAAGGAAATTTTGAAGATATAGTCTGGACTTCACCTATTCTGATTCCAAGTTCTATAACAGTCCCCATTCCTTCCCGAATGGTTCTTATTATAGAAGAAACAGCTTGGTGAATTAATTGAACGCCAATAAGTCTGGTAAAACTTTTCCAAGAAAGAGTAACTTCATCAAGCGCGCCTTTTAATTTTTTTGTTGACTGTGTGGCTTGCCCCTGTTGAACAGCAACTTTGAAAAAAGCTGCTGCTTGTGCATCAATCTGTTTTGTAAAAGAAGCTCCAAGTTGTGCTTGAGTATTCTTAACTCTTAGCATGGCAGTTTGGATATCGCTCAAACCACCAACATAAGAACGAATACGATTTTTCCCAATATCGTCCCACATCTTAGAGATTTGGGAATAAGCAATATCATGCTGTGCACGAAGTTCTCGAACAGAAGTAATAGCATTTTTGTAGCTAAGAATTTCTTCTGGGGTTGCCTGTCTTTTAGCAATTTCAGTTCGAGAAATACCTTTTTGAAGAAGTAATGATGTTGCAGAATCAGCCTTTCTTGAAAGTTGCTGTCTCCTTTTAAGGGCTGCTTCTTCTTGTGCCGCTGCTTTTGCTTCTTCAAGAGCACGAAGACGTTGTTTTTCCGCAACCTCAGCTTCTGCTTTTGCTTTTGCTAATTGTTTTCGTGATTCTGCACCAAGCCTCTCTTTTGCAATTAAAACATCTTCAAGGGCATTACGAACTTTTCGCAGAGCACCTGCGTAGGCTTGAGTTTCTCCTCGTCCAAGTTCTCCCCAAATTTTAGTAATATGTTCTCTTGCAACATTGTGCTGTGCAACGATTTCCCGTAAACGCCCAGCAGCGTTTTTATAGTCAACTTGCTCTCCACGAGTTGCGCCAAGTTGCCCAATGCCTGCTTGGGTTGTCCCTCGCTGGACAAGATCACCAGCATATCGAGCATTTGTTGAAGCGAGGTCAACTATAGCCCTTCTTTGACGCTGAATAGAAGAAGTTGTAGAGTCAGTCTGAGAGGAAAGACGTTGTTGAGCAGAAATTATAGAATCAAAATTTTTAACAACTGTCCCAAGTGATTTTGCTAAATCAGAAACAGTTTTAGCTGTCTCTGCAAATTTTGTCAGAGTTTTATCAGCACTCTTATTTGTTTTTTCTTGAGCTTTTGCAACAGTTTCCCACTGTTTTACGAGCTTCTCAAGTTCTTTGAAGACTGCACTAAAATCAGCGGAGGCTTGAGCAGTATCGGTTGCCATTAGTAATTTACCTTTGATCTAAATTTAAAGGGAAAATGACTTGCGTCTGGCAGATACTTTTCATAGTTATTCTCAATAAAGATTTCAGCATCTATCATAGCTTCATTTAAGCTCTGCCACTGTGGCTCCCAATACCAATATTGCCAAACTTTTATTTGAAACCGAAAAGACATTGTTGGGCGGTCTATTGACCCATAATTAAATTTAAAAGCATTTAGCCCTGCTTTAACGCCTTCCGGGATTCCTTTTATTTTTTTCGGATAATATCTTCCACTTATAGCAGTTACTCCACGCCTAACTCTTTTAGGGGCAACATAAGGAAGAATACTTGTTTTTGCTACTTTAGCCATTGGCTCAAGAGATGCTGCCGACATTCCCGTATCTACCGCTACATTAGTTACAGCAGATTTTACAAAGACGCCCGCAGCATCTCGCATGAGCCGCTTCATCGCTTCATAGTACTTCCTTTTCCATTCAGCAAAAGCACTTTTGATTGCTGAAATCTCGACTCTACCGTATGTCAGTTTCAGTACCACTTTCCTCTATCATCCTTAGATGATTATAACCAATTAAAGATGCTTGAGTCCAGATATCGCAATCATCCCACACTGATTTTACTCCAGAAGGTTGAATCCCAAATCTTTCACAAGCTCTCCAAATTGCATACCGCTCGCTACGAAATTTAGGGATTATGCTTTGTCTTTCTCCTCCTGGAGACCAGCTAAAAAACTATCTGTTGCAGCCTTTACCTTTTCATCATCCAATCCTTGGACTTCAATATAGGCTCGCATCAGACGAAGGCGTTCTGCATCTGTTAGCCCAGACGAAACAAGTTCACTTTCAACATTCCCCCAGGTTTCAGGATTTGCAAGATCAATAGTTTCCCATTCAAGTCCAGGGGTTGAACTTAAGGCTTTTATTAACATCCAATTAGACTTGTGCTCTCCCCATTTTTGAAGACTTTTTCTATAATCAGGATCTTCAATCAAGTGGATTTTCTGTCCATCTGCCGTCTTTTTTACAGGTGGAATTGGAGCAGGATAAATTTTGTCAAATTCATTTGACTCTAAAACGGCCTGGATAACAAATACTAAGTTTCCAGTGTCACGCGGCAATACGATAGTTTTTTTTGGCGCTCCGGCCACTTTTATACCGTGCAATTTCATAATACCTCTTTTTTAGAGTGACTGGCGGACCAGCTTTGATCCGCCAGTCTCAGAATTAAGTTGATTGAGGAGTCCGAACTGAAGATGCCTGAGTAGCGTTACATTTGCCAGAACAGCTAATCGAGGCTCCCCGAAGATCGTGTTCAAGAGATTCCCATCGAAAATCAGGAAAAGTAATTACTTCTTGGTCCCCACAGGTTGATGGAGTAGGAAGATATTCAAGCTCCAGGTCTACAGCATACGGGCGACAGGCATCAGAATCAGTTGAAATCCAACCAATTCGAGACGCCCCTTTGAGTGCTTCTTCGACACTTGGAGCTGTGCTCGAAGACCCAAGAATGTATTCCCACATGAAGTCAAAACTGACCTCCATCGGGACTTCATCCCCCTGTTTGACATCACTGAGAACACCACGATCAAGAATGTATTCATTGTTTCTTTTCTCAGAGTAGGTTAGATTTCCTTCCCCGATCTTGACCGTGAGTGTTTTTGGGGTGCCAGTCCCGTCCTTAATTTTGAGAGTAGCCTTTTTCAAGTCTATGGCTGCCATCTTGTGATCATCTCCTTGTTAGAGGTCTAATTTGTAATGACCTTCAACAGTAGCTTGCTGAAGGGCTTTGTCCTGAGCAATTACACCAAAATGACTAATAACTAAAAGCTGTCGATCCCGTTTGTTTTGTAGAAGCTCAGCACACGTCAGGAGAGACTGATCATCTGATGGTCCTGACCCATATTTAAAAATTTGTAAAGGGGAATAAAACTTAGCTGCTATAGCTCCAGCCATTGTGTGAATTTTATGAAGATTTGAAAAATCAACAACAGACTGAAGTAAAACATTAACCTCAATCAAAGCTTCCCAAGTTGCTTTGTCGAGTTGTGAAAAATAAGGACCATCCATACGAACTTCAATAAAATCTTTATCCTCCCAAGTTGTCCGAGGTTCTCCTTCAATAAAAGTTTTATAGCCGGTTGATGCAAAATGTTCTGTTACAGAAGCATAAATCCAGCGAGGCCAATTAGAATTCATTGGAGTTCTCCGAATTTGTAAGAGTCGTCATAGTTATTAAATATCCGAGGCCATTAACAATTGCTTCAGCTGATTTAACAAGATACACAACTGTGTCTATCAAAACTTGAGTACTTTCTTTTATTTCAAATTCTTTTGGTACATCAGCCCCATCAATAATAACGACCCTTGTATCCGCCCCAAAGAACCCGCCATAAGTAAAATTCTTATTAGCAGCAATAAAAGACAGGTCATAGACGAATGAAGGCTTTAGATGAGTTGGTAACAAAATCGCCCTCATTACTGAAATTGTGTGATAAGTCTTGAACACTTTTCCAGTTTTTCTATCAACATTAGACTCGACAATGTTCCTTAGTCTGATTGACGAAGGATAGTCTTTTTTCAGTTGATATAAAACGTTTTTGACCTGTCTTAGATTGTCCATGTACCTCTTACCTCATTTCGCTATGACAGCAGCGCAATTCCGAGATTGGTGTCGAGGACTTTGATTCCGCAAAGCATATCAACAGTCACTCGATGACCTTGTTTCACACCGTCATAGGTAATAACGACACGAATAGCCAGATCATTGAACTTGGCCACAAAAGACTGTGCGCCTTGGGTGATCGGCTCCGGAAGTGGACGAGAAACAAATGCCATTGCGTTGGGATGCAGGCAAAGGCCATAATTTCCGGAAGGACCGATGCCGACCATGCCGTTATCTGCCTTGAGTGCATCCAACGGAACATCAAGCAGAAGTTCGGTAGTGCTTGCCTGGAGTGCAGAATACTGATCCACATTCCAGTTTGCATGAGAACCAGAAATGATTGGACCAACCGAAATAAGCTGGCCAGCCTGCGGCGCTACCGAGAAACCATCAACAGTAATGGGCTTCAGCCATCCTGCGGCATAACCTGCACCCAAATTGATGGCCCCAGGAACATAAATGGTGACTGCTGCGGTTGAAGCGCAAGCATACTTGAGACCCGGAGAAATGGTGATGGTTTCTCCAGATGCATCAATATTTACGATCTTCTGCGGAGTCATGTCACCAGCAACAGTCAGCCAGCCGCCTTTGTGTGCGTCATGCTCAGTCGTGAAAGCAGTTACGTTCAGGACGGTGGAGCCAACCGCTTCATTTGCCGTCAATGCTGTGGCATAAGTGGTATTGCCCGGAGCGATTGAAGGAGCATTTTGGGCCATAACCCAATTGGTTCCAAGCAGAAGGCCAAGAGAGCCAGTTCGGACAGCCGTTCCGTTGTCACCGATTTTCTCAGCAGAAGAAAATTCGGCGACCATCGAAAGATCACCTTTCTGCTGAGGAGTGAGTAGGCCATAGCGAGCACCAGGCGGGACATGAAGTGTATTGAACTTGGTCTCGACATCAACGACAGCCTGCTTACTAAGAGGGGTTCCAAGTTTCCCAACAGAATTGCCAAGGAATTTGTAGACCTGAGAAAGAATCATCAAATCAACACCCTGGACGATGCTGGACAGAGCCGGAATCAGGTACATCTCGCGCAGCCGTTTGAAAGAAAGAGCTTCTTCACCGTCTCGAATAATGAAGCTGGTGTAGAGATGCTGATTCAAGGCCACAGGAACATTTTCAGCCGTGGCATCCTGAGATACAACATCATCATTGTGCCATTTGCGCTTCATGCTGAACTTGCCAGGACGATGAGCATTCACGATGTCGCCGGCTTGCGCAATCTCATCCTCGAAATCGCGATAGACAAAATTCAACCCGACGGCCTGTGCTTCAAGAACCATAAGAGCTTCTTGCGCCCAGACTTCCGGAATGAGTGCATCGATGTTGTTGTCAAAAACTGGCGTCCAAATCTTGTAAAAGGTTGTCTTCATGATTTGCAAAATCCTTTCGCTATTTGATTAGTCCTTCTTTTCTGGCTTTTCGATAAGCCTCAGGATCTCTCGCCAATGTTCTTGTGTCGAGATCCTTTCCTTTGACTGTGCGGTACCGCCCAAAGCCAGGATTTCCTTCTGCTGAAAATAGATTTAGATGTTCTTCCATCTCAGACATTCTTTTGATGGCATCTCCGGGGTTGAGATCAAGGACGATAGGTTTTCCGTTTTTGTCCTTGTCAGCAAAAGAAACCTTTGAAACATACTTGCCTGTGGGTTTCCCATCTTCTCCAAGTTCCTCGACTAATCGAGTATGAGGCCGCAATAAGGTCAAAATCTGATTTGGATTTACTGCTTTTGGAGACGATCCAGAAGCGGCCGAAAGAATAGATGTTTCTATTGTTGATTCTGTGTAGCGTTTTTTCCAAGTATCACGATCCATGCTAACAGCATCAATTTCTTTTTTATGATTCTTTAAAAGTTTTTCTCTCTCCTGAGCAGCCGTTTCTTCTTTTGTTTTCAATGTTGCCTGTGTAGCTTGAATACGCTGTTCCAATTCTTCTCGTTCTTCGCTTGAAAGAGTCGCTTTTGTTTTCAAAGATTCAAGTTCATCAAGAGTCCGTTGAAGTAGAGTTTGATGTTTTCTACGATCCTCAGCCAGAATAGTGTTAACTCGTTCTTGGGTGTGAAGTTTGCCTGCTTTAACATCTAAATTCAATTTAGCAGCGGTAAGAAGTTTTGAAGTTTTCTTGTACTCAGGAGAATTTGCATCAGAAATCTTAGAGAGCTGTGTCTCTAAGTCTGTTACAAGAGCAGCATCTTCATCCCCGTCAAAGACGGTAATCCACAATTTTTTATAGAAAATCTGATTCATATAATCTCTCCTTATGAAGCCCTACTAAGAATAACCCCTTGGGAAACATCTAAATACGGGCGAATTAATTTCCAAGCCAAATAGCTTGGTATCCCTGCCTGGATATGTTCCTGAGGGATGGATCGGTCGTAGGTTGACCGAACACTTGAGTATTGACTTGTTAAAAGGGATAAATTTTCAAATTCCATTTCTGGATTTCTTCCATCAAGTAGAGCAAGTGCTAATTCACAGACTGCATTCTTTAAATCTTGTGGGGTAACTGTAAAACTGATAATGGATAATCTCGAAATCAAACTTGTTGCCATAATCAAAGCTTTATCTTTTTCTGTATCTAAAGCATTTTCCCAAGGTCGAATGAATAATCTTTCCCCAAAATAAGCATCTGCATCAAGACGATTAACCCAAGATTTCCCACTGGTTACAAGTTCAGGACCATCTATAATGTTTGGGACATAAGTAAAGATTCCAGCATCATATTCAATTTTAAAGCAATAGTCATATTCAAGGTCATAAGCCGGATCTGTAAAAGTATATGAATATTCTAAAGCACTTATTTTAGTTACTGCTGTTGCTGGAGGAGCTACAAGAACCTGATTATCTGATCGTTTGATACCGTAAGTAGCATCCTGATTTGATAGAACGATAGTAATAGGTTCAGATATAGCAGTAAAATTAATCGTCGTCATTTGATGCTCCTCTGCGGTCTTTATTGAGCTTATCTATTTCATCGTCATTTAGATTTTGCAAATCTCTTACGCCTCTATTAGAAACAGCAGATTGTGCCTTTGCGATTCTTGCTGCTCGATCTGCATGATCTTTTTTGGCTTTTTCTGCTTCTCCTTTTGGGTAGCCCAGAGCTTCTGAAGCAGTTGCATCCGAAACAAGACCTTCTTTGTGATCTTCTCTTATTATTTCATGATCCATTGTGGTAACTTGAGCAGTCAATATTTCTTCATAAATTACTTCCATCGTTTCTTGTCTAACTTTAGTTTCAAGAGCAGTAATGGCAATCTGTCTATCAATTTCTTTTTGAAAAGTAATAGAAGGAACAACTGTTTTTAATTCTTTTAACTTTTTAATTTCATCAAGACGCTCTGCATCTGATCGAAGACTATATTTTTTTGGGTATTTAATAACAGCCGCACTTTTTCCAGATTCATACATTGTCCAGATTTCTGCAATCTCTCGTTCAACTCTTTCCAACTCCATACCAATATAACTTAGCCCTGCTTCCAAACCTTTTTCATCTGTTAAATCTGCACTCTGAGAACCAGCAGGCCGTTCTAAATTCTTTAAAGAAAGGTTAACCAATTTTCGAATATCTTCTTTTAACTGATCACTTTTTTTCATGCTTGCTAAAAGCGGCTCTGGAGATGGATTTATAAAATCAGGTCGCTCTAACCCTTTTGCATATTTTCGACCATGTGTGACACCTATTTTAATATCAGATCTGCCTTGTGCATCAGCAGTCTCTCTTGCTGGAACCCCTTCTTCTGTGTCACTAAGTTGTAATTTTGCAAAATTTTCCATTTGAGGATTAAATTGCTCAGTATAAAATGGAAAATTACTTTTTAGTGAGTATCCAATATCAGAACTTTCTAAATTAAGTAGAGCAATTTGATAATCAGAGACATCAGTTAAAAGGCTCTGACTTAGAGTTGCAATTACTAAAGGAATTCGAGGGAGATCTATTTTAAGGGCTTCTCCTTCTTGCTCTCCTTTTGAATTATAAATAGTTAAAGAGACACCATTTTCTTCAAGAATAATGTGCCTATATTTTATTTCTCTTCCTTTTACAAGATGTGTAACAGGGTCAACAACATCTATATAATCTTTTAAAAGGACTGCTACTAAGATGTTGTCTACATAAGTCCAAGATTGGATATCTTCTGCTGGATAGTAATAAAGATAAGGAGAAAATTGTTTTGACTGTAATTTGGTTGTTCCAATATCTGATGCTTTGTCAACAAAGATTCCAACTTTTGCCATTGGAAGCAGTTCTGGTAAAACTTGAGTTCCGATAAAAGTTGTCATAGTCATACCAGCTCTGTCAACACCACCAGTGTCTCCATAAACAGCTTTTTGATAAGAAGAAGAACCACCGATTCGCTGAATCTCAACGAGTCGTTGATATATTGAATTTTTAATATCAATAATAGCTGCTTTTGCATGAGCTGGACAATAAGAAATATCTCGTCTTGTTACAAAATCTGTTGCTTCTTCTCTATGAGAAAATTTTTTCAAATATTTATTAACAAAATCCTTGCCACCTACAAAAGTTGCCCGATATTTTTCCCAATTTGAAACACTTGAAAGATAATCAGGGTGAAAAGTTTCCGTAATTTTTGATTTCCGAGCCATTATAAGATTCTCCCAATATTATAATTTACTGCTAAATTTGCCGCCAATGGCAAAGCAATTTCAGCATAATTACCACTATGAGCAAAATGGTCAGAATCGTGCTCACTCTTAACATAGCGACCAACAGGATTTCCATCTTGATCTTTTTCATAGACACGGACAAGTGATTTAATATGATCTTTATATTCTGTGCTTAAATCAATTGGGAGAATAATTTTATTTTTACGGTATCTTGAAAATCTTAAATCAAGCCAAGAAGTTCTATCCACAGTAATTGTATATTCTTCCTCACTGTGGATATGAATTTGTTTTGTATTGCCAACTTTATTCCCATAATAGCAGAGTTTTACTCTCCCAAAATGTCTTTGAGCAAACTCTAAGGCTTTTCTTTTTTCCGGGTGTGCATCAATCACACAAAAAGCAATCCCAAATCTTCTCATTAAGTCATCAAGATTTTCAAAATCTAAAGTCTTCCCTTCATTTATTAATTTACAAGTAGCAGCTAAGCTAATATCTGTTTCTAAATCTTTACCTCCAAAAAACCATTGATCGATTTCAAAATGTAACCATTTTCCAACATCTACTCCCATTGTTAAAAGAGCATCTTTTGGAACAATTCCTATTTTTTGATGATTTCCAAGACAAGCCAATATGTCAGTATCAGTAATCCGTGCTCCTTCAACAATATGAGTCAATCCAAGCTTTGAATTATAAAATTCCTGTTCATCTGCTGGATTACTTTTAGATTTAAGATAGAGACTTGCAATTTCATAAGGCTTTACAGTCATGGAATATAACTGGCTAATATGATACCCATAAATGTCTCTATCATCATATGTTGGAATCCATTTGGCATTTGGTGGCGCTAAAAAATTAATCTTATCTTCATGTTCTAATATCTTTTTACATTCTTTACAAATTAGATGGCTTTCTCGAATTTTTTGATCTGTTACCTCCTCTGCTGTTATGATTAAACAATCTGGAAAAATTAAATGGGTATATTTTGAACAATGTGGACAACGAAAATAATAAAGATGTTGTGTACTGATTTTGAAATCTGCATTTATTCCGTAATTATCTATGGTTGGAGTTGAAATTTGAAAAAATTGTTTTTCAATTTGTCCAGAAGCCCGTTCAAAGATCATTGGGACATTCTCTTGGACCATTTCATCTTTTTCATCAATAATTGCCAAGCCAACAGGAATTGATTTAAGTTGACTCCGACTTCTTGAACCGCGAATATATAAATTTGCACTTCCAGCCCTTTTATGTCCGATGTTTTTAACATCTGTAAAAAGACTTTTTAAATGTGGACTCATCTCTAACGCAGAGTCAAATCGAGCTGTTGAAAAGTCACTGGCGTCTGGTGTCGTTGCTGGTAGCACATATAGAACACTTGTTCGATCAACATCTATGGCTTTAAAAGATCTATTTAAAGCGACTTCCGTATATCCCATTTGGGCAGCTTTCTGCCCAATAATATTTTCAGCAACACAATCATGCAAATCAATTAACCAAGGATGATACTTAAATGTCCAAGGACCAGGAAAAGGTTTCCCCATTATCCTATAAGTCGAAGCATATCTTGAGACAGTTGTTACTGCTTTTCTCTGAAGGCCAGAAACAACTCTTTCATATAAAAGTTTTTGGAGAGAGTGCATTAATAATCCACCACATTAAATTCTAAAATAAATTCGCCAATACTCTGTTGATTTGTTGTAACAACCATCCGAATGATATATGAATTTTTATCAAGACCACCTTTTAAATAAGGCTTAAGATAAACACCTGTAAATGTTGATTTTACAGAATCAAGAACTTCTGGAGAAGATGATTTACTCTTTTTGTTGAAAGCTGTAAAATCAACATTTGTTATTGTTTCAGTTAAAAGCCAGCTCGAAATATCTATGGAAGCATACCCGGCTTCTTTAGGAGTCTTCTCGGTTAAGATTTTTAAAATCTCACTCATAGATAGACCTCATAATCCTGTCTGGTGACAAGGGTGCGTCCGCATGAATGAATTACATAAAATCGATATTTTTGAGTCACACAACAATTCAAATACTCTTTTAACTGGATTCCCTCTTTTGTTTGTTTCAGAAAACCTCGTCCAAATCTTCTGACAAACTGTTCTCCAGCAGCCAAATCAATTAAAACATCATGGCGAGGAAATCCTGGAACCGAGGGAAGAAAAGAACAACGTATAATCTTTTCTATAGGGAGTACTTTCCAAGTATTCTCTTTCCCATCGGCTTCGTATTGTGAAAGAATCTGGCCATCGACAGTTTCCATCTGCCAATGGTATGTAGTACGGAAATCCATGCGAACGCACCTTTCTTTTTTAAGTCTCGTCATAAGCAAATGTCAAAGTTTCTGCCGTGAGTGTCCCAGGATTTGCCGTGCTCGCAACGGTCAACTGAAGCCGCAAAAAGTCACCTTTGTAAGCGGCACTCCCAGTGTGAGGACCAGTATTAGTTACATCCAAATCTATTGGTGATCCACTGGTCTTTGTGAACAAATCAGTCCCAGAAATATTGGTATTGACGTTAGTGGCCCAAGAACCGGAAGTTGTGTATTGAACACCTACGCCAGTTCCAAAACCACTGCTACCATCCGAGTATGCCCGTAGATTTGTGATATCAACTGAAGGCGCAGTACTGAAATAAAAACGAAGAGTCTTTGTATAAGAATAAGAAGTCCCAGACGGAGGAATTTGAACGCGATTGTTGTTATCAACAGTGTTTTCATCTGCACTCTTAAAGCGAACAGTTCCAGAGGTTTTGTCAACTCCTGTTGAAGTTCCAGACATTTCATGAATTTGGACGACAGCTGCCATTGTTAGTCTCCTATGAGCTGATCCCGGTACTTAAATGACCAATTAGGATTTACAGTTTTTAAAACCGGACGAGTAGATGCTGTTTTAAGTGGGACTCTATGTGATTTTGAAAATCCTGACCATTTCGGTGTGGCTAAAACAAGAGTCGTATAAATTATTGCATCTAAGAGAGTCTGTTTTTGCATATTGATTTTATGCAAAAGACTATCCATTGATGCAGCAACTTCAATTGTTCCACTTAAAATTGCATCTATGTAAATATCCTTAATTGATCCACTATAGAGTTCCGCATCTATGCTCACAGTTTTGGTTTGGCCAGCACGGCTCAATAGAGCATCCAGCTCCAAGGAGCTGAAAGATTCTTTTATAAAATAAGCGTCAAGATTCGTTGAGATTGTTCTAAGATTAAATGTAATTGCATCAAGAACAGCTGATTTTGTTTGTTGTTTTGTAAGAAGTGAATCCAAAAGAAGGTCAGAAATTAATGTTTTCCAGAGTATAGCGTCGAGTGTAGGTTGCTGTAAAAATGTTTTTTGTGTAATAGCATCAATATCTGTTCCAAGAGTATGAGAACGAGCAAGAAGGCTGTCTATTGAAAGAGTTGTAAGAATATTAGCCTTATTTAAAAGGCTGTCAATAGAAAAAGTTTTTGCTTGAACTCCATTCAAATAAGCATCTAAAAGAACTGGTAAAGATCCACCGTATCCTAAAAGAGCATCTATTGAAAGACTTGTTTGTATCCCTATTTTATTTAGAAAAGCATCAAGTCCAAGTGTTTTTATATAAGAAATATAAAGCTGAGCATCAAGTCCGAGAGTCTTTAATATTCCAGTTTTATTGAGAAGACTATCAATATTAACAGGACGTGTGCCAGTATAAAATAGAATTGCATCTAAAGCAAGCTGTTTTGTAAGGATTTGATAAATCAAACTATCTAAAGAAGTAGTTTTAAGAATATCGAGTTTGTGTAAAGCTGCATCAAGAGAAGTTGTAATTTGACTTCCTGTAATAGCAAATAGAATAGCATCTAAGCTAAGAGTTTTTGTAAGATCAAGTTTGTGAAGCAAAGAGTCAAGAGAAGTTGTTTTTGTAAGATCGAGTTTATTTAAAACAGAATCAAGAGAAAGAGTTTTAAGTTCTTCTTTTGAAATTTGAGCATCTAAAAAAGTAGATAAAGTTTGGCTGGCTTTATTCAATAAGCTATCTAATGAAATTGTTTCAGATTGCAGAATCTGTAGAAAAGCGTCAATAGAAGTAGTTACAGACAAACCCGTTTTATGTAAAGCTGCATCAAGAGAAGTTGTTTTTGTAAGATCGAGTTTATATAAAACAGCATCCAAAGAAACATCTTTGAGTCCAAGATAAGCTAAAAAAGCATCAAGAGAAGTTGTTCTTATAAGCTCAAGTTTGTTTAAAACAGAATCAAGAGAAGCAGTTCTTTCAATCCCTGAATGTTGAAGAATAGAATCAATCAAAAAGGTTTGGGTAAGTCCGACAGCATTTAAAAGACTGTCTAAAGAAATCGTTTTATAAATAATCTGATACAAGAAAGCATCAATAGAAACAGATTTTGTAAGATCAAGTTTGTGAAGAAGTGCATCAATATAAACACTATCTAAGCCAGTTTTAAATAGAAAAGCATCAAGACTTGAAAAGCGTGTTAAGTCAAGTTTGTTTAAAAGAGCGTCAAGAGAAACAGTTTTAAGAATATCAAGTTTGTTTAAAAGTGAGTCAAGAGAAGTTGTTCTTGTAAGATCAAGTTTGTTTAAAAGTGAGTCAAGAGAAGTATCGATTGCATAAATCTTAGCAAGAATTGAATCAATACTTAAGGTTATTGGAACTTGTTTTGTTAAATAAGAGTCAAGAGAAGTAGTTTTAAGAATATCGAGTTTGCTTAAAAGAGAATCAAGTGAAACTGTTTTTGTATAAGTGGCCGCTGTACTTAATAAATTTAAATGATCTCGTCGCTGCGGCCGGAACATCGCATAAGGGTCTTGAGTAATAAGTGCCGGAAATCCCGACTGCTCGGCATACTGGCCATCATCGTCCCAATGATAAAAATAGGCCAAATCAATGTTTGCGTAATCGTAGGTGGTCGAAGTCCACCAAGCTCCCAAACAATAATAGATCGTGCCGCTTACTTGGTTGAACCAATAGGCGGTTGTGCCTGTTCCCCCAACAACTCCGGTTTGGACAACATACTTTCCGTTGATGTAGATTCTCGCATTGTCACCGGATTGCGACACAAAAACATGGTACCATTTGCCATTTTGCAAACTCTCATGGACCACCAATTCGTAATAATTGGTTGAAGTCGTTCCTATTACTTGGAGAGTGAGTTGCCCACTTATTGTAACAAGCAAATTAAGTCTGGGATTGGTAGCCGCACTTGCACTCGCTATAAAAATTTGGCTATTTGATCCATCAGCCCTTGATTCTCTCCACCTGAATCCTGCGGCAAACGAGCTTTTGGAATGACTGAAATATGTGCCAATGCTTGTGGGAAATTTTACGGCATCATCATTGCCGTCCAAAACCAGATACCCGCGACTATCGACTGCCGCCCCGCCCACTATATCAGAAGAATAAAGGTCTAAGGCTAAGTCTTCGGCCTTTAAACCGCCCCCTTGAGTTGAAAAAACGTGCGCCCATGTCAACGCCTGGGCGTGGGGATGGCTTTTGTTAAGCAAAAGCGCATGGGGGGCTGGCGGCACAAAAATTTCGGGAATCTCATCCGAATAAGACGCATCGACAATTTCAATTTGTGCCGCTTTCCAGTAATCGGCGTTGACCGCAGTACACGTTTTTGTTGTCGTTGCCCCTGTCGAAGATACTGTTCCCCATGAGGCGTGGATCGAAAGGCCGCTTGAACTGGCGGCACTCTGCCTGTCGGCAATCTCGGTATATGTCGGCGTTGAGCCACTCGGTGCCGTCCAAGTGGTGCCATACATTGAGCTTGCGATGCACAAAGATACGTTGTTCGCCCGCATGACGATTATTGGGCAAACGGCGCTTGTCGATGACGCATTGGCTGTCGATGTTACAAAATCACCTATCGGCGCTGATGTTTTTATCCCGCTCCACGCCGAAATAAATCCAGCATTTTCAATCGAAGAAGAAAACCCCCAAACGAAATTGGACGCCGATACGTCCGAAGCAGTTGCGATTTTGTAATAAGCATACTGGGTATGCGTCCTAGTCCCGATCACTGAACGATACAACATGGTCCACCCAGATGGGGCTGAGTTGACCAAATTGCTTGCCGACTCGATACAAAAAGCCGCAATCATCAAATGACCCTCAGCCAAACCTGTCGGCTTGGTGAGGGTTATTGATGTCGCCCCTGTGCTGCTTGCAAGTTGCGTATTGACGTGTCCGATTGCCATTTTAACTCAGCGATAAGATTGCTGTTCCTATGACAGAGATAGCAACATTTTGACCAGTGTTATCAGCAGCAATACAGCGAAGATATTTTACCCCAACAGGGATTTCTATTGAATGGGAAAAAATTCCATTAGCAGTTATTGGACCGAATATCCATGGACCGAAATTATACCAATCTTTATTGTTTGCACTCACTTCAATTTTAACAGCAACTGGGAGAGTAGGACCAGTTGATTCATTTGTAAATTTGATTTCTAAAATCGCACCATAGCTTCCAGATAAATCCCATGTTGCAGAATAGACTGGCAGATACGGCATTACGGTAACATTGTTCAATAAGACATATACACCAAGCATATCTGTTGATGCTTGCTGCAAACAACAAGCAACGCAAATCATCCAAAGTTGATTGCCAGAATTCCCATCTGGGTCAAATTGCACTTGGACACTTCCTGATGGAAATCCTTCAGCCGTCACGCCATATGAATTGTTATAAGAATCACCTTCAAGAGTCGTTGCATTCGTCCATGTTACTCCAGTCGGTAGATTCGCGTCATAGGCATATGCCGCAACAAAAATAGCATCTCCAGAAAGACAATAGAGAGAAGGAAGTATAAGATATGAGTTTGAAGCAATCTCACTAAAAGTTCCATCTCCATCTGCGTGTCTAAATGGGCATTTTGTATTTATTCCTTTATAGGTAGCATAATGAAGATGTCCACCATCAAGGAAAGTTGAAGATCCATCAAAATCCCATGCTAAGGTTTGTGTTCCAGTAGGGGGGTTAACCAAGTAATAAATTGCTACAAAATTATCTACAAAGTCATTTGAAACTAAACACGTTAATTCTACCGAGTTAAGTGTAATGACCGCATCGGTAGCAAATTTGCCGATAGTGGTAACACAACCAACGACGGCGAGCATGAAAATCTCGGCATCAGAGGGTACCGAAATTGATTGCGATCCACTGTTCGCGGAAGAATGAATGGATGCGCTTGATCCTGTTCTTGTAACAGCCATTAACTTAAAGCCGACACTTCGGCTCCCTCAACTCGCAGAGTTACGTTCTGTCCGGTATTTGAACCTGAAACTGTTTTTAAATATTTTGCACCTATTGGAATTTCAACAGAATAGGATGCAACCGCATTGTTTGTGATCGACCCCTGAATCGCTGCGCCGAAGTTGTAATAGTTGGAATCATCTGGACTTAACTGGATCTGCACCTTAGCCGCCACGGTAGGGCCAGTTGCACCATTGGTCAATTTAATGTACAACATCCCACCGAAGCCATCAGCCAGATTCCATGCAGTTGAAGTCGTATCACCTGCACCAGCCGTAAGAGTCACATTGTTGTGAATGACTGTTACGGTTTTAGTTGTTGCCATGATTCCTCCAATCAGACTTGTGGATCAGCCGCAATTATTGCAGTCAAAACGTTTGCAGCTTTTGCAGCTTCATTTGCTTTTAGAACTTGCCAAGCATCTCTCGCAGTAATTGCTTGAGCAACAAATTCATTGCGTCCTTCAACACTTGCGATCGCCCGTTGCGAAAATGAAAACGTTCCATATGTTGGGTCTGTCCAGATTCCAACAATAGTCCCAGTGTCAACTTTGTCGGGGTCGAATGAAATTTGAATCTGCCAGGACATTTTTAATTTCCTCTCATTGGGATAAAATCAAAAACAATCTTGAACTTTGCACCATTAACAGAGTTTCCAGTAATTTTCAACCAGAGAGAATTATACACTGGAGCGTCGAAAACAGAACCGCCAGCCAGAGGCCGAAAATGATTATTTGCAGCAGCATCGATGGTGTTCGCGCCCGCGCCGCCCAAAAGATCGTAAGCAACATCAATAGGCTCGACAGTGAAATCACTATCAAGAGTAGGAGCTGGAGATCCAAAGTATGTGTGCAAAGATCTAAGAGCATATCCCTCCTGAAAAGTCAAGACTTTTTGTAGACTGTCAGCAAGCTGAGTATCTGCGACAGTCCCATCAGTGTGTGCTGTTACGTTAGCAGTTACTTGCACCCCTCCACCTGTCAATTTAGTAGAGGTGTAAATAACTTCACTGGCCGCAAAACAGATTTGTGGAATCAAAAAAAGAAGAAAAAAAAGTCTTTTCATTTTATTTCTCCTTTATAAGAAGTGTATAAAAGTCTTCTATATTTTGAAGACAATTAGCGGCCCCTTTATACTGCTGTAACATATCATGATGCTTTTGTGATTCAGTATTGATATATTCTCTCATGGCTGCGATGCGATGATACCAGAGCTTTCTCTTTCCTTCTGTAAAAGCATAAAAAGAATCACTCTCAAGAAGCGGGGAATCTTTGCCTGTAATAACCTCGATGCCCAATCCCTCAGCCAAGCCACAGAAATAGGTAACTGAGGCTTTTTGTTCTACATACTCCTGAGAAGTACATAGATCAATCCCACCGAGGCGAATACAGGTAAAACCCTCCATGATCGCTAAAGCGATCATATAGGACATTGTTGCATCAAAAAAGTGACGGAATTTTGTTTTCAGAGCTTCTAAAGGAAGAACAACAGCATGAGTGAAAGGATTAACTGGAAGAATTTCTTGAGTATAGATAGGGACATTAAGAGCGTTGAGTTCTTGTATATAGACATCTACTGGTTTGTCTCGAAAAATTGAAGAACCTTTTCTTAACCACCCATTTTGTGAGAGGCTGAAAGCATGAACTTCAAAAATTCTCGAGAAGGAGACACCTGGAAAAATAGTGTAATTATTATTGATTCCCCAAATCTCTCCTTCCAAAGAGATTTCGGAGTCCCCACCACCAAGCATTGTGACAGTTTTATGATTCATTATTCAAACCTTTGCCAATCAAACCCAGGATACGAGTTGAAATAAGATCGAGCTTTTCTTGATCATCACCGATTACTTCTGCAATGATGTTGACAATCTCTCCAGCAAAAATCATAAGCTGGCCTTTTTCAAGATGCTCGCCCATTGCAGACTCTAAACGGTGACAAGAGGCGACAACTTTTTCAATTTTTAGTACAAGATCACTGATCGGGCCAGCCTGGAGCATAAGATCAGTTGAGCTTTTGCAATGAGCAAATCGTTCTTCAAGTAAGATTCGGAGAATCCCGACTTCTTCACGAAGAGATTTGATATTGGGGTGGGAGTTAAATTCATCGGCTCGTGCCTGCCATTGGCCGAGTCGAAAAATTCGTAAGCTTACTGCTCTTTGGGACTCCAATTCTTTATGTCCACCATGAGCGAGACATTTAACCCCTCCCTCCACGGCTTGATTACGGCATTGCCCGATATTTGGGATTACCTGCTGACAGCGATTAGGAGCGGCAGGGTATTCGACTCTTTTAATTGTTTCTGGGAGGTCATGCATTTTTGAGCTTCTTTTTTTTGATTTTTGAAATCGCTCATCTTTTTGAGCAGGCTTTTCGCCAAAATAAAAAACAAAGAGGTATCCATATAATATATACGTTTTTTTACGGGTTTTGGACACTTATTTTTTCTGCAATTTTTTTCGCCGAAAATCATGCGCAGAAATATGTGCATAGTGCTAAAAGGGTCATATTTGATTCGATAAATCTATTCTTTCTTTATAAAGTTTCTTTATAAAAATTCTTTATAAAAAAATTTTTTAGAAAAAATTTTTCTAAAAAATTTTTCTAAAAAATTTTTCTAAAAAATTTTTCTAAAAAATTTTTCTAAAAAATTTTTCTAAAAAATTTTTCTAAAAAATTTTTCTAAAAAATTTTTCTAAAAAATTTT